TGCAGTAGAAGCTAAGGGTGATGAAGCCAGAACACACTTCGGTATCATTGCACAAGACCTGCAAGCAGCATTTGCGACTGAAGGATTAGACGCTGGTGAATACGCTATGTTTATTTCTACAACTTGGTGGGAAACACAGACAGAGGTGCCAGCGGTAGAAGCTGTGGCAGAGGTGCTTGACGAAGACGGTAACGTAGTAACTGAGGCTGTAGAAGCCGTTGATGCCTACACCCGCACAGACACATATGACACACAAGAAGAAGCGCCAGAGGGTGCTACAGAGCGCACTAGGCTTGGGGTTCGCTACAGCGAGCTACTAGCGTTTATTATAGGAGCTTTATAATGGCTGGATATATTGGATCTAAAGTTGCTGTAGTAAGCTCTGGTGCAGAACGTAAGAAAGTCTTTACTGCTACATCAGGACAGACTAGCTTCACTGGTCTTAGCTATACTGTAAATAATGTACATGTGTTTCAGAATGGTGTACGTCTTGTAGATGGTACAGACTATACAGCTACTAATGGTAATAGTATTACACTTACAGTAGGGGCTGCAGCAGATGACCAAGTTGTTGTTGTGTCTTACAATACCTTCCAGACAAGTGACACTGTATCAGCTAGTACTGGTGGTACATTTGCTGGAGATGTAAACTTTACTGGTGCGTTCACCTCGCAAGGCATTGACGATAACGCCACATCTACTGCTATGACACTGGACAGCAGCGGTAACTTGCTGGTGGGTAAGACAAATTCTAGCAGTGCAATAGATGGCACAATAGTATTTTCTTCTGGTTTTCTTGCCTCCACTGTATCTCAAGGCACTGCTAACTCAGGTTCTGTGGCTCAGTTCCGCAGAAATACAACGTATGGGGACATCGTTACCTTTGTAGACTCAGACGCTACTACTGTTGGTAGCATAGGTTCAATAAACAACGACTTGACCATAGGTAACGGGGATGTTCGGCTTCGTTTTAATGATAGCAGCGACGAGATTACGCCACGCACTTCTGACAATACAGGTAGAGATGCTGCTATTGACTTAGGCACAGACACAATCCGCTTCAAAAACCTCTACCTGTCTGGCGGTGTTTACCTTGGCGGGACTGGGTCGGCTAATAAGCTAGATGACTATGAGGAGGGGACTTTTACCTTGAGGGTCGCTGATGCTGGTTCGGGGGGTAATGTATCAAGTACCACTGGAACTGGTTATTATATTAAAGTTGGAAGGAACGTAACCATCCATGCGGCTATAGGAAACATTAGCACATCAGGTTTAACATCTGGCAATGTTGCAAGTTTTACTGGATTGCCTTTTACTTGTGATGCATCTGGAACGGGTTCGCATGGTACGGTTAGAGCGGATAGCATCAATTTTCAAGCCTCAAATAGTTACTTGGTATGTCAAGTGGGTAATAATTCTACAAGCCTTATAATAAAGCAAATTAACGATAACGGCTTGGATACAAATACCACTGTTGGCAACATAACAAGTGGCGTTGGAGATGTGTCATTTACAATAACTTATAGAGCTTAACCACCCCTGTTGGATCACAGGGTAGTCAGTCCAACCATCACAGGAGAAAAACGATGGCACTAACAGAAGAAACAGTACAAGACAAAATCGAGATCGTAGGCGACTACAAGCACGTTCAAGTGCGTACAGCCACGGTCATCAAGCGTGATGGCGTAGAGATCAGCCGCAGCTTCTCACGCCATGTCGTTGCACCTAACGATGACATCACAGGTGAAAGCGCAGAGGTACAAGCTATCTGTAACGCAGTTCACACCCAAGCGGTTAAGGATGCTTACGCCGCACACTTAGAATCACAAGAGGTATAAACTTATGGCAGGATACATAGGCACACAGCCAGTACCACAGGCAACACAGGCCAGAGATGTATTCACTGCTACCTCTGGTCAAACAAGTTTTGCTACAAGTGGTTACACACCTAACTTCCTAGATGTGTACATGAATGGTGTTAAGTTAAAGAATGGTGATGACTTCACTGCAAGTAATGGTAGTGATGTAGTCTTAGCTACTGGTGCTTCTACAGGAGATATTGTTGAGGTTGTAGCCTTTACTACTTATGAAGCTGTAAATGCTGGTGGTGGTTTATACAAAGGTGAACGTGGTACTGTTGGTGCAACAGCAGGTTCTGGTGACATCTTTCGTGTCAATGAGCAAACCCTTAACACTAACGTAACAATTGACGCAGATGAAAATGCCTCTGCTACTGGCCCATTGGCCGTGGCATCTGGCGTTACACTGACCGTCACATCAGGGGGGAACTTGAGCATTGTCTAGTATTTTCAATACGGAGGCTCACTCATGAGCGAGATTAGAGCAAATACAATAAGTGATGCGGCTGGCACTGGGCCGATTGAGTTGCACAAACAGAGTGCTGCGAAGGCTTGGGTTAATTTTAATGGCACAGGGACACCTGCTATTCGGGATAGCGTGAATGTCGCTAGTCTTACAGACCGTGGCACAGGACTTTATACTCTCAACTACACCTCAAATATGTCTAGCGCAGACTACTCTTCTACTGGAAGCAGTGCAGATAATGAAACTGATGCTACCGCCCGAAACAGAATGTTCACCCCTAGTACACTAACGGCGTCAGCTTCCTACGCAAACACGTATACCGTAGGTGGTTCGGCAGATAACGTCGCTCTGGTGTGTGTGTCTATCCACGGAGACCTAGCATGAGTACACTAAAGGTCACAAACATCCAAGCCACGGGTGAAACAGCTAGTCGTGCGGTGTCAGGGGTTGCTGCGGCTTGGTGTTTTTTTCAAGGGACAGGTACTGTTGCGATAAATGACAGTCTAAACGTTTCTTCCATAACAGATGTTGGAACTGGAACATACGATCAGAATTTCTCCAACAACATGTCTAGTGCGAATTATTCAATACAAATTCTTTCAGGAAGAAGCGCAGGAACTACAGGAGATAACCAGTGCGCAGTATACGATAACTCTAAAGTTCCTGTATCTTCCGACTTTAGGGTAAGAACGGCTAGTGAAAGTTTTGGCGGTCAGGATGTAACTAGAATTTACACTACAACCCACGGAGACCTAGCATGAGTACCTTGAATGTAAGCAACATCACCGATGGCACAACAACAGTCGGCACCAGCTATGTGGTCAATGGGTCTGCAAAGGCTTGGGTTAATGCAAATGCGTCTGGATTTGCAGTCCTTGAAAGTTTTAATGCGTCAAGCGTTGTGGATAATACAACAGGAAACTACCGAATAAACTTTTCGTCTGGAATGGCTAATGATGACTTTTTATCCTTTGGCGGGCAAGTCTCAACAAGCGGCGCAAACATTAGGGTATCTGGCCCCAACAACGGTGGAAACAGGGCTTCAACTTATCAAAACTTTGAAAGCTATCAGCAAGGCACTGGCGGCGTTGACAAAGAGAATGTTGGTTGTGGTGTCATGGGAGACCTAGCATGACCCACGGACATCTCTGGGATCGTCTAGCTGAAGCTAAGTCACGCCTTGCACCAGTGCAGTCTAAGTATCGTGTGCTGTTTGAAGATCCAGCCACACCAGATGAACCAGCGAAGGTGCTTGTGCCTGACCCTAACTTCATGGCTGCGGCTCTTGCTGGCAACGTATTGCCACCCATTGATACCTACCAGCGTGACCGCTTGGTGCCAGATGGACAGCCTAAAGAGCATCCATATGCGGAGCCTATTGGTGCTATGAGCGAAGAAGAAGCCATAGAATACTTAGTAATGAAAGACATAGATCCGTCAATCTGGCGGGACTACCAAGGTAACAGATGCATCATGAAGATTGTACCTGTTGAACTGATCCCTAGCGATCGTAGTTTCCGCAATGCGTGGAAGATTAACCAAGAAATGGAGATGGCAGCATGACCACTTACATCAATATCAACGGTGATGTCCGTGAGGCATCATCTCTTACAGTACCAACAGATCGTACCTTTCGTGGTGCGTGGACATTTAATGAAGCAGTTGTCGAAGTAGACATGACAGCGGCTAAGGCCATCCACAAGGATAACCTACGGGCAGAACGTGCGCCTCGCTTGGCTGACCTAGATGTGCAGTACATGAAGGCTCTGGAGGCTGGCACTGGCGCAGATGCTATTGCTGCACAGAAGGCAACGCTGCGTGACATCACAGACGATGCTCGCATTGATGCTGCGGCAGACCCTGATGCGCTGAAGGCATTGGATTTGGCTACCCTGTTGGGAGAATAACATGAGCAAGGCAAGGCAACTAGCCGATCTTGGCAATCAGGTTGACGATGGGTCTATAACTGGCTCCAACATGGTGGTGAACGGCGGTATGACCGTGGCACAGCGGGGGGCTGGACCTTTTACCAATGCCTCTGGCGGTTATCAAACTGTAGATCGCTTTCAACTAAGTGGAACTATGGGCGGTAGCTTTACGTTGGAGCAAGTATCAGATGCGCCTAGCGGCTCTGGTTTTGACAAGTCATTTAAGGCACTTGCCCCAACAGGATTTTCTTCACCTACGGCTGCCGCCAGCGCTAAAATTGCTACTTCTATTGAGGCTCAAAATTTACAACACCTTATGTACGGCTCTTCTAATGCTGTTACTGTAACTGTTTCTTTCTGGGTTAAAGCAACAGTTACAGGAACTTATATCTTTGAACTTTATGGTGATGACAGCAACCGCACAATATCAACAGCCTACACAATATCTACAAGCAATACATGGGAAAAGAAAATTATCACAATAGACGGTGATGTTTCTGGCACTATTAACAATGACAATGGAAGCGGTCTGACTGCTCAGTGGTGGATAGGTGCTGGTTCTAATTTTACTTCTGGAACTTTGCAAACAGCTTGGGGTTCTTATACCGCAGCAAATCGTGCGGTAGGTCAGGTCAATAGTGTAGCGTCTAACAATGATGCCTTCTACCTCACAGGCGTCTGCCTGAACGTTGGCGACAGCGCTATCGACTTCCCGCATGAAAGCTACGGGGATACATTGGCGAAGTGCCAGAGGTATTATTATAAAACAAGCTCAATAACTCATTTTAACGTAGGCAGGTTAGATAGCGGGGCTGGAACAGGTTACGCTTGGATGAGCCATCCCGTTAATATGAGAGCCGCCCCTTCTATGTCTCACTCAGGAACATGGAACTCGGGTTCGGGATACGGGGGCAACCCAACATATCAAAATTCTAAAGTTACGGGTGTTACCGTAAGAACTACAAATGGGATGTCGGCTAATGAGATTTTTTATTTAACGGGGGGTGAGTTTATTGGGGACGCAGAGCTATGAATCAGTTTAGCATCACACATGCTACATATGTCAGGGACGAGATTACGGCAACTAACGTATCTATAGAGGCCACCATAGACGGCACTGAAATGTCAGTTCCCCTTGACTTAGCCAATCGCCACTACTTTGAAATCATGCGGCAGGTTGAGGCTGGCGAGCTAACGATTGCAGAGGCAGACTGATGTCTGAGGATAGCTGGCACTTGAGCAAGTCTGTACCGATTACACTGATCTTTGGCCTACTTGTTCAGGGAGCAGCTATCGTATGGACAGTCAGTATGATGATGTCTGACATAGAGAATAACAGAGAAGAAATCATCGTATTAGAGGAACGTATTGGACGCATAGAAGTGTCCGTACAAAACCAAGCAATATCACTAGCACGTATAGACGAAAACATAAAAGCAATAAGATCATCAGTAGAAAAGATGGCAAATGAATAACAATAAGGTTTGCCATAATGATAGAAGTATTAGCTTTAGCAGGTGCAGTTACTAAGATAGCTGGTGCAGTTAGCTCTGCAGTTAAAGCTGGTGGTGACGTAGCAGACTTACTGCCTCACTTTGGTAAGTTAGCAAAACTAGAAGCTGACATAGGTTTAGCTGAACAGGGTAGACACAAAGGCCCACTAGGTAGACTTACCTCATCTGAAGAAGAAGGCTTTGCTATAGCCCAAGCTAAGATGAAGCACAAAGAAGCACAGAACGAACTTCGTGAAGTGTGTAGACTGTATGGACCACCAGGGATGTGGGACTTAGTAGTTAAGGAACAAGCTGCTGCTAGGGTAAGACAAAAAGAAGCACTAGAGGCACAAGCTAAAGCAAGAGACAAATTATTCTGGGGCATATCACTGACTATTGGAGTATTATTATTCTTAGGTGGTACAGGTGCCATGATCTGGGGTCTTAACGAAGTAGTAAATGGATAACACAATGATACAATTCAAAGGATTTAAACCACAAGCCATGCAGCGTATAGCTGGTACTCTAGGGTATCAGGGAGACATGTCTGGCTTTAACGATTATCTTAATCAGAATCCTGATAAAAAACAACAGATGGATATGTATCAAAACAAAGCTGTACAAATGTTACAGGGTGGTCTTGTTAAAATGCAACAAGGTGGATCTGTTACACCACCACAGACACCTCAGTACAGTGGTGAGTCGATTACTGAATTACAAGCTCAACGTGCATTAGATCCTGCATTGGCTTATGGCGCAACTGTACAACCAGTTGGTACAGAAGTTACACAAGAGCAGGTTATTCAACCTACATCTGGTCAGGTTGTAGGTGATATAACTACGCCTATTACGACAACAACAACTGCACAAGCTGCTATGCCAGAAGATACAGATGCCGCTAAAGTTGATGCGGCTAAAGCATCTGACCAAGTCGCTAGTGTTGTTGCACAAACAACTGCTGCACAAGGTGAAGTAGATCCTAGAGCTATTGTAGACGCACAACAAGCTACATCAAGTAGTGTAAGTGAGCTTGAAGCTGCTCAAGGTAAAGCTGTATTAATGGATAATCCTGTACAGCGTAAGGTAGAGGCAGGTGAATTAGTAAGTTCTGTTTCTAACGCCGCTACCGCTGCTAAGTTTACTGAAGAAGTACAGGCGGCGCAAGCCACTCCAACTAAACAGGCTACAGTTCAAGGACAACTTGAGACATTAATGCAACAGTTTGAGGGTGGTGCTACACCTGCATGGGCTGCTGGTGCAATGCGTAATGTTACAGCTACTATGGCTGCACGTGGTTTAGGTGCAAGTAGTGTTGCTGGTCAAGCTCTTGTACAAGCAGCAATGGAAAGTGCCATACCTGTAGCTCAAGCAGACGCAAGTGTTATTGCATCTTTTGAGGCACAGAACTTGTCAAACCGTCAGCAACGTGCTATGCTTGCGGCAGAACAACGTGCAACATTTATTGGTCAAGAGTTTGATCAAGCCTTTCAAGCTCGTGTAATTAATGCAAGTAAGATTAGCGACATTGCTAATATGAACTTTACTGCAGAGCAACAGGTAGCTTTAGAAAACTCTCGTGCAGCTAACACAATGAATCTAGCTAACTTAGGTAATCGTCAAGCTCTTGTAATGTCTGAAGCTGCTGCATTAGCTAACATGGATATAGCTAACTTAAACAATAGGCAACAAGCTGCTGTAATGAACGCACAAACATTCTTACAAACTGACATGGCTAATTTATCTAACCAGCAACAAACAGAAATGTTTAAAGCTCAACAGCAAGTACAATCATTATTTACAGATCAAGCTGCTGAAAATGCAGCACGTCAGTTTAATGCCAGTAGTCAAAATCAAACTGATCAATTCTTTGCTAACTTGCAAACACAAGCATCACAATTTAATACGGCACAAGCTAATGCCCAAGCACAGTTTAATGCAGGTGAGTCTAACGTAATGAATAGATTTGCTGCAGAGATGATGAATCAACGTGATCAGTTTAATGCACAAAATAGATTAGTTATTGATCAGAACAACGCACAATGGCGTAGACAGGTAGCTACTGCAGATACTGCTGCCATTAATCGTGCTAACGAAATTAATGCACAAAGTGTATTAGACATTTCCAACAATGCATATAATGATTTGTGGTCGTACTATCAAGACAGTATGGAGTGGGCATGGAATAGTGCTGAAAATGAACGTCAACGTATTGTAGATCTTGCTTCTGTTAAATTACAGATAGATGCAAATGCAGACATTGCCGCACTAAAGGCAGACTATCAAAGTAGTGCATCATGGGGTGGTCTTATGGCTACTATGTTTACAACTCCTCTTGGAGGTGATACACTACTTGGTAGAGGTTTAAGTGCATTAGGAGTAGGATAAGTTATGGACATTAACCCAGCATATAAAGCGTATACAAATCTAGGTATTACAGAAGATACTTTAGAAACTAAACCCAATAAAGGCATGGGCTTACTGTCTCCTATGGGTATGTCTAAACCTAAAGAAGAACTAAATGAACCTCGTGATCGTGTACGACAGTATGTTGCACGTATTCGTAAAGCAAGAAAGCAAGTGACAGATGGCAGAAACTCCTAGAGAAACATTAAACTATCCTATTGCAGGACAAGGTATGACTGCTGAAGTTGGTAGTAGACCTTGGCAAAATCCACCACAGTATACAACTGTTGAACAGGCGCTTGAGTTCTACATTCCTCGCCTTGTGTCAGACGATGTATATGAATCACTGCTGGACAGTATGGAGCTAGGTATACCTCTAACCATTATGGCTGATTCTATGCAGTCTATAGCCGTTATGCAGGGGTTACACACCATTGATGTAGGTATCTTAGCTATGCCTGTAATTATTGAGATGCTTGCATACATTGGTGATGACGCTGGTATTGAATATAATCTAGGTATGGATAAGCCTATTGATGAAGACAAGATTAGTGATACTAAAATTGCACTGGCAATGAAACGTATGCGTGAAAGATTACCAGAAGAATTAGATGATCGTGAAGAAATGCCAGAAGAACCAGAGGCAATGGAAGAAGATACGCCACAACCTAGTGGTCTTATGGCAAGGAGAGTATAATGGCTTTTAGTTTACAAGGATTTGGTGCAGGGTTTGCCAGTAAACTTACTGATCGTTTAGATGAAGAACGTACTCGTCAAGAAAAGTTACAAGATGAAGCAACAAGTATTGCCACTAGACAACGATTAGCTAAACAAGCTAAACGTGATGAAGAAAAACGTATTGCAGAAGAACTTGCAGGTTCTCTTAGCGTATATTTTGACGATAAGCAAGTTGCAGATATTATGGGTAAAGGTACGGGAGCAGGTAAAGAAATACTTTCTCAAGCACAAGTAGCTGCATCTAATGGTTATGCCGTTGCACCGTTACTTAATATGAGTTCTGCGGCAGATCTTACGGATCAAGAAACTACAGATTTTACTGATGAGGTAATATCAACAACAAAAGATGTACCTGAAATAAAAACGTCTGTAATGGATTTAGAACAAACTACTCAACCTTCTTCAGGTTTACTTAACTTAGATTATCTAGGAAAAATTAATGCTCCTGCCGACGATGAGCAAGCAACGTTAGATGCCGCATATGCAGTAGCTGTTCAAAAATCTTTATCGGGTAAAACTTCGGATATCCGTAATAAAAATAAAAAGTTATCAGAACAACTACTCAAAGAAATTAAAAAGAAAGATGCCGCACTTGCGACTGAAGATACTGACTCTAGCCCATTTAGTAAATCTAGCCTAGAGGCCATGCAAAAAACACAGATGAAAATTGCACTAGAAGAAAATGATTTTGCTGTAGATATGGAAGGTAGATTAGCAGAAAAAATAGGCAACAAAGTACCTCAGTACAATGTAGCTGTTATACAAGCAAACACTAAAATGCGTACCTTAAATACTGGTGAAGATGGTCAATTTATGAGTCCACAACTACACGCATTAACTAGAGATAATGTAACCCAAGCTATTAAGAAAATACAATTAGATGCACGGCAACAACATACATCTCCATCAACAATAGCCGCTGGTGATCGTCGTTTAAATCCCGATGCACCCTTTGAAAGATTTACTACAGGTTCTAACGGACAACAGCTAGATGTGTTACAACAAAATGCGCAACAAGGTAAATACAAAATAGGTGATATTGTTTATACAACAGTAATGGAAAATGGTATTCCTGTTACACGGTTGCAGGTATATACAGGTATATATATAAATTCTAGACATAGTAATTTTATTGATGCAGGTAACATCTAAATGGAAAATACTTTTTTGTTTAACGACATTGAAGAAGAAGAGGTAACTACAGAAACTACATTACCCGAACAAGCAGAACCTACTTCACTATTCAATGACCTAGAAGATGAACCTACATATGTTCCTCCAAAAACAACACTGCCTTCGCAAGAGGGTGGTGCTTCTTCGTTGTTTGATGATGTAGAAACAGACGAAGACTTTGACATGTCAGTTGATCCTGCTGTTGAAGAGCCTATTATTTCTACAGATCAACCTAATATATTGTCTAAAGAAGATGTAGACACACGCATTGATGATTTGTTTGCTGCAGGTAGAGATAAACGTGAGACTGAAAAAGGTACTAGAGCTACTGTTATAACAGATGAATGGAATACTTATTATGAACGTGTCGCACAAGCAGAAAAAGAAGATGAAATTACAGGCGGTCAACGAGCATTAATGGTTCCTAAACCTCAGTCAGCACAGTTTGGTTTAGCTAATATTAAAGCTTACGAAACAAAACAAGAGGCCAATAGAGATTTATTAAAGTCACGTTTAAATAGTAAAAACTACATAACCAGTGGATTAACAGATAGATTGCTTAATAGTGGTCTAAGTATAGATGAAATAAATCTCATAGTATTCGCAGACGAAATTGCTAATCCAGTTACAACTTTAGCAGAAATACCTGTGCACCTAGAAAGCATACAAGAACACGTAGCTAAAGGTGAGTATGGCTCTGCAGTAGCTGACGTTGGTTGGCTGGGTGTTGATGTTGTTACATCTATACCTTTTGCACGTGCAATAGCAGGTGGTATCACAAAGACATGGAAAGCCGTAGGCAATGGTGGTGAATATAATCGTGTGCAAGACGCAATGCTTAACGAAAGTAAGCTTGGTGAACAGATAAAGAAACAGAATAAAGAGAAAGCTAAAGCTAATACTGAAATTAAAAATGAATTAATTCTTAACTTTCAAGATCGTAACAATGTAGATATATCTGTGCAAAATGATGCAGGTAATTTGTCTATTGATCCTACTAAAGTTCGTGCTGCAGGTAAGGCTAAATTAAAAGAATACTACATTGATGATGTGTACCAAGGTAATAATGCTGACAAGTCAATAAATCCATTAGATGAACTAGCTATAAATGATGAAGATGTATTAGCAATACCCATGCTTAATCCCGAAAAACTGGATGCATTAGTTGGTGTGGTTGCTGACTTGCGAGAAGCTTTCCCCGATCTACTAAAGACACCTACAGTAAAAGTAGCCAAAGGTAAACGTAAAGGTGAACTAAAACGTGCTAAACCTCTAGTAGATCAGTTGTTTGAATTAACTGTATCAGAAGACTTAATAGCAAATGAGACTTTATATAATATATTAAATAAACACGGTATGTCTTATGAAGAATATATGTTAGGGGTTGTCGGGTCAGCATCACAAGCTGGACGCTTACTTAATAGAGTAAGTCAGATGTCTCGTTTCAAACCTAAAGGCATTAAAGAACGGCAAGCTGAGAAAGCTAATCAAGCCACACAAAAAGGTCTTTCTAAGTTCTGGTCTAACACAGTGCTACGTACTGAAAATATACGTAGGGGTTTAATGGTATCGTCACTAGCTACTGCTGCACGTAACCTTCAGTCAGGTGTTGTAAGAGCGCCTGCAGAAGGTCTGGGTAATATTTTAGATACGGCATTAATTACATATGCAAGGGCTGCTCAAGAAGGCGATAGGGTAGGCGGCATAGTAGGTGCCACAAAAAACATTATGCCTTTTGTGCGGGATGGAACGTATACGGGCGCATTTCGTCAGATGAAATACATGTTTGCAGATCAAAATACTGCTGAACAATACACTAAGTATATTTTAGATAGACCCGAACTGTCTCAACACTTTGATAGACTAAGCAGTAACATTGCCGAACTGCAAGAGTTAACTGGAAGAGGACAGGCCACTACTCGTGTGGGTCAAGGCTTAGATAAGATGGCATCACAATTAGAAGACGGTGTTGCATTTTTAAATACGCCTAACCGTTGGCAAGAAATGATGCTACGACATACTACATTCTTTAGTGAAGTAGAACGTTTGACTAATGCAGAGTGGGGCATTGACCTACGTAAAACATTAGATGAAGGTAGAATTAAAGACGTAATAAATGACGCACCAGAACTACGGGGTGCTAATGGTAGATCTTTTATTGATATAATGGACGAAGCTACTACAAAGGCATTAGATGTTACATATGCCAAGCAGCCTGACTTCTACCCCTTCAAAGTTATATCTGATACTATTACTAAATCTGGTCTTACTGTTATTGTTCCCTTTCCTCGCTTTATGTTTAACTCTATGGAGTACATGGCGCAGAATGTGGGTGGCATTGGTATTATGGCTGCACGTAAAGCTATGTTTAAAGACGCTCGTGGGGTTATGACTCCAAGAGACAGACAAGACATAACTCGTAACCTCGTTGGCATTGCCGCTATAACAGGTATGTATTTATACAGAACATCTGATGATGCAGGTGAGCGTTATGAATCAATGGAGTTTGAGGATCAGCAGGTAGACTTAACGGGTACATACCCTATGCGTCAAGTAGGTTGGGTAGCTGAGTTTAGCAAACGTTACAATGAAGATACATTGGACACTTGGTATGGCTCTGACATGGATCACATTGCGGAAACATGGTTAGGTACGTCTGCACGTACTGGTGTAGGCAACGTAATGATAGACGAAATACGTGATATAATTGTTAATACAGAAGATATTGTAGATGAGAACAGACGTGCCAAAGCAATTGGTGGTGCTGTAGGTCAGTATGTAAACACCTTTTTAACGCCACTGTTTCAAGGTGTAGAAGGTCAACGTGCTGCGGGTATTAAGAGTGACGTATATGTAGATGCAGCTACTGAACCAACGCTCAATGATGATTGGGGTACATCCTTCGGTTCTGGGTTTAGCAGATCACTGATACAACGTGGTCTTGCAGCCCCTTCTTATGAAGAAAATTTACCCAATCGTGTAGCTATTGATACAGGTGACATCAAACGATATGATCCTCTAAAGAAACTATTTCTTGGTCTTAATATTAAAGAAGCAGATAACGATATAACAGAATACCTATTAGAGATAGGCTTTGAAGATCCTACGTATGAGCTAGGTAGCAGGTCTAAAATACCGTCAGAGAAACGTGCAGAAAACCAGTATCTATCAGCTATATTACCACTTATAACAGAAGTATCTAAAGATTTAGCAAGTGATATGGGTGACACCAAGAGTGAACAACATAAAATTGCACGTAAGTATGTTAAGGATTTGTTAGCCGATGCTAAACAGGAGTTCCTTACAGATGGTTATGCATCCCCTTATGCTGTTGCTGTAGATGATCTATCACGTGTTCCGTATGATGATAGGCAGTACGCACAAATTATGTTTAAGAAACTCAATGATGGCAGGAACCCTGATCCACGATCCTTACCAGACCTACTTCAACTAATCGAATTATCGGATGATGCAATGTAAAAGAGGGGGCGATTAAGCCCCCTTTATTTTTGTCTATCGTGTGTCTCCACTGCCACCTATTGTACCAGCGGTTTTCCTAGCACTTAGCTTTGCTTCATTCTGACCAGCTATCATGCCCAAGGTAAGGTTGAGGTCAGTAGCAAGTGCAGCACAGTACCACAGTACGTCACCTATCTCACTGGCTATGTCCTCTCGCCATGTCTCAGGACGTTTGTCAGGCCCATCACGTACAAGCTTCTTTACTTTGTTGGCTACTTCACCTGCCTCACCAGCAAGACCCAATGCAGGATAAAGGATCTTGTGTTGATCAGGATAGATAGCAGTCTTAGATGCATTACGTTGATACGAATTAAAATCAGACATGTTGTACTTCTCCTGTAGAAACTGCTCTGCTTCCTGCTTTAGTTTGTTCATACTTTAATACTCTTTTTAGTTGTTCAAAGTAGGCTTTACTGAATCCCCTCTCCCACTCTCTGCATTGCATTGTATCTTTGTGAAAGGGATTAATTGTTTTCCCACGTTTGAAGGCTGAGTAACCTTGATCATATTGAAAGCGCAATGGTGCGTCATACTTACCAAGGCCACGGTCTTTTCTGCTAGTCTTTTTTATCATAAGAAACTCCTTATGCTACGTTGATTAATGTTGCTTCGGTGTAGGGCACGTGGTAAAATTGTTCACCGGCATAGATGTTACGTCCACGTGCTTCACGTAGCTTGTCATCTGTTAGTAGTGAACTATCTATACACCAGCATTTGTCCATGTCATTGCTGAATATATAGAACTGTAGATTATCATGCTTAGATAGTAACTTCTTCTTACGTTCAAGTATACGTATCTCTGCCCAAGAGGTAGGCCAGTCACCTACCCACGCAGTCTTTACTTCTGCTTCACTGTAGTATTTTACTCCATCTTTTTGAGTTACAACGTCTGCATCGTATGACTCTGTACTGTCCACAAGTTCGTGACCCTCACCAATAAGGTGAGTGATCAATGTTTGCTTCGCAGCTTCGTCATACTTAGCGTAAAGGTCACGTGAGAAAGGTTTTCTGTAAGCCATGTCTTACTCCGATTCTGTTGGTGTTTCTAATGTTGCCTTTAGTTTACCTACCAGTAACTCACTTGCTACCTGCAAGCTGTTAGATTGATAGTTTAATTGAGATTGTATATTATTATTATACGTAATCTCTTGTAACATTTTAGTCTGCTCTTCTGTGAAGTTATCTGTTTCATACTCCACAGCGTCTAGTGTTAATATTGCCATGTTACTTCTCCTTATGTAGCTGTTGGTAACTGTATGCAGTACGTAACTGCGGTTGCTTCTGGTGAGGGTTTAGTGCTCACTAATCTTTCTTCCATTGGTGCTGCTACTTTTCTACAGCTAGCGTAGTCGGCAAACAATGAATGATAAGTCTGTATCTTCATCTCACCTTGGAAGGTCATAATGAGCACCAACACATACATTAGAACAGCCCTGACGTAATATCCAATACCGTTGGAACAATCAAATCTACTACCACTACTGCACCTGCTAAGAATGTTATTACTTCAAACATATTATATCTCCTTTATGTTATATCTACTATTTCACATACGTCACCAGAGCAAGCCATAGTTTGCATTGCTACAGTGTTATCGTCTTTCTCGTACTCAGACAGCCCAGCCCAATCAATCTTCTTAGGCATAGACTTTAGTAGCACGTTGTAAGCTTCTTTGTCTACCTCTTGATAAGGTGCTTGCTGATATGTATGTTCGGAGTGTGGTAAAAATGACACACCTGACATCTCATCAAAGTACTTGTACACAAATGCACCTACTTCCATCCACTCTTCCTCACGTACAGAGATTGTAACGCTAGGTTTGTGTTCGCAGAAGTGTCGTTGATACATAAGCCACATCTCTAGCTGCTCAATCGCTGACATATCATTGCGTGTAACTGACTTTGTTGGTGACTTAACAGGAAAACTAAACACTGTAGTCGTATCACCTTTCATCACACATGGCTCATTGGGTATACCCTGATCAACCATAAACTGTGTCAACGGATCTTTATTATCACCACGCACAGTACGGATATAATAGGGACTGTGGCGAGCATGTATGCCACTGGCACTATCCACCAATTGCGAGACTGTGCCTGACGGTTTGACGCATGTAATTGCAGCAGCAACAGGTATACCAAGACGGTCAGCCCATTCAGCATTAGTAGATACAGCGATCCCACGAAGATGTTCAAGAGTACTCTCCAATCCTTTATTATTTAATGTCATAAGGGGATTGTCCATTATCCCCGTGAGTGACACACCGAGCAGTCGTTCTTCTTCTGTATTGGTAGACCACACCTTACGCAAGTACGGAAACTTGGTGTAGGTGGATTGTATGGTTCCCAGAATCGTTGCCAAACGGATTTTACGCTCCAGATCTTCCAGAGTGTCTGTAGCACGTACAACAACTTCCGTAAGATTGCAGAACTGATATGGACGAAGGATGATTTCGCTGCAAGGATTAGTTCCAAACTCGTAATTTGGATCTCTACGCTCAAACTTTTTAGCTTGGTTCTTAGCTGCTTGCCTATTGTATACACCACGTTCTCCTGATTTGCTTTCAACTAATGCTTGCCACTCACGCATGAATGTTTCCATGTCTGGCTTCTCTGTATAACTAACACTGTTATTGGCTAATGCACGATGTGCTGCAGTCTCCCACCATTGACCTGACTTAGCGTGTCGCATACGATCATCAGACAGATTACTTAATGAAATCATAGCTGACCTACGTACACCACCTACAACTACGATCTGTCCAATAAAGCACATAAGATCGTGACACTCTAGGCTAGACAGCTTACGTCCTTGTGCACCTTTGAATGTAGTTACAGCAAAGTTAAACAGTTCCACCAATGGAGCAGGGCCACTGGCTCTACCACCAAAGATCTTTAGTCGTGCACCTGCAGGACGTACCTTAGAAACATCCCACTTAGGGATCTCACCAGCCCATAGGAGAGCAAGAACTTGTCTGAACGCTTTAGCCCAACCTTCCTTACTGTCTTTGACAACGACTGTGGTATCACTGTCGAACAACTCAGGAACTTCAGGGAGCTTACTTATGAACTGACGTTCAACACTGAAGCCAACACCAGTACCACACAAGAGGATGAACATAGCCTCATCGAAGGACTTAGGGTCATCTACGGGTAGGTAACTGCAGTTGTATCCTGCAGTGTTGTCACGCTCTAGTGCCTTACCAGCGGTCATCATAGCTCGCATAGAGGGCATAACCTCTAGTGACACAATAGCGTCACGTATTTTGTTTACGTAGCTGTCATCACCAGCTTTTGTACGTACAACGTTATCCATGTAACGTTCAACTGTCTCAGACCATGCCTCACGTCTGCCTTCTTCATCAAGCCATCGTGCATAACGTGACTTGTGAATGAAAGATTGATAGTCTGTTGGTAAATAATTGTCCATATATATCACTCCGTAATTAGTTTAATTGATTTAATTTCCATGCCATCTACATCGTAGATAAATTCCTGTAGTGCGTCCTTTATTTCTTCATCGACAAAGCCATCCACAGGAATAGGATATTCATCTTCGTCTAGGTTAAGTGTTAGGAAGACTTTAACTATCACCGTTCTCTTCCTCAATTAACTGGTTCAGATACCACTGTGCTTTCTGTAAGTCTTCTACACCATTCTTGTATCTGTACCGCCATAAGTATTTCATAATGTTACCCTGCAGGTAATACTGAAAACCTTCTTCACCAGTTGCTGCACGAATAGCATCAATACATTCTACTCCTGCAAAGTTGTAATGCTCTGGTGAGTTTACCATATCTTTGTCTGACATATGTATCTCCTTTACCTAAACTTCACTTGAACCACATTGTCTTCTACACTCTCCACTGTAGCTTTTGGTGTGGCCTCTTCTTCTTCTAACACATCATTGGCGTACTTGGCAAGTGTGTCTCGTATATTATTGTTATCTTCCATAGCTGGTATAGATGCACAAACCATATGACACAAGCGCATTAAGTTTACGTAGTCATCATCTGTAGTAGTGTTCTCTCCTGTAGTCACAGTACCTACCATCAACTCCCCTGTCCAGTTACCCTTCTGGTCTAGGAAGGGTGTGATACGTACAATGAAATCGTTTGGATCAAAGTCCATGAATACTTTCTCTTCTGTCATATTATTTCCTCTTCACTTTTTTGTATGGGAAATGTATTAGATCAGGATGCATGTCCTTACCCTTTTCATTTAACCAATCTTCTGGGATGATCCTGTCATAGTACGGGATCTTATTCTTTTCACACCACTGACCGTAGGTTGTCTTAGCACCCTTACTCAGCTTACGTCTACTACTTTCAAACACAAACCTAATGTCTAGCTTTGGATGCTGTTTCTTAATAGCGGCATGTTTACGTCTATCATCTGCTGTAAACCTACCCTTAGTTTCTATTATGATCCCATTAGGTAACACAAAGTCTGGGGTATAGGTGCGGTACATAAGATCTTCCCACTCAATCTTGATGGCTTCGTACTTGACACGAACATTACGCTCTATCAAGTAGTCCTTTACTTTGATCTCTAGCCCACTCCTATACCCATGTTTCAGAGCAGCGGCAAACTGCTTGCCATTCATCAGATACGCCACAACCCGTTCCAAGGACTAGGCAAACTACTTACAGTAGCTACACCCAGTGTGCGTAGTTCTTCTCGTACTGCTGCTTCTGCTGCCTTACGTGCTTCCATAGCTGAACGTAACCCTGCATACTTAGCCTCATGCAAGGCTTTCTTACGCTCAAGAAGATCCTGTTCCATAGCATTGATCTGCTCTTGCATTTCTTTTATTTCATCATCACCTAACATTTAATACTCCTTTACTTCTATGTATGGTACAATGGGTTTTACCTTAGCCTGAGATACTTTAGATGGTAACTCTTGTAGCGTAGGGTAACACTCAAACCTGTAGTCACAGAACTTACAATTACTATTCAATACTTTGTTACCCGATACTTTACCCCTGAATGTTTCAGGCACAGGCTCAAAGCAACGTTTAAACTCGTTAGCGTTTACTGTGTCAACAGTATCTTCTAATGTAGTAATTTCTGCGTCAATGTCAATACCCTCTGCTGGAACGTATTTAATTCCACCGTTGGCTTTGTTGACTACCCACCAGCCACCTGCTTTCTTACCTGCAGCCTTAGCGTAGCCAGCCAGTTGACCTACGTAACCAAATGGATCACTGTCTTTCAGTGTTTGGAAAGATTCAAACTTGTTTCTGTATGACCAGTCCGATGCAGACTTAACGTCATCGACTGCCCCATCCATCACAAGATCATATGATCCCTTTACTGTAGTGTCACCTAACTGTAGCTCAACAAAGTTGTCATCGTCTTCGTACTTAACTCCCGCTTCTGTTATGATACCCTTGAACGCTGCTTCTACGATGTCTCCCATCAGCATGTTCATTACGAATGTTGTTGGTTTAGGCAATGCCTTCTCTGGTTTATTCTTCTCAAACCAAAGCTGACAAGTCGGTCTGCCCACATTGGACATACGCAACCGAAACTTGTCACGCTTATTGCCCCCACCAAACTGGCGTCGAACAGCATCCATTACATCTGCACCAATCTGTTTGATTGTTTCTTCCGACATTGTTGATTTACCAGATGTAGCATCTTCAAGATACTGATTGATCGCCAGTTCAGCAGGATGGTTCATTAGACAAAATCCTCTGCGTCAATGTCTACGAACTCTTCCACAGTGTTTGTGTCAACCTCTTCATTCTTGTGCATGTTCTCATCCCATGAATTGAGGATATACGTATTGTAATTCTCAATCCATGCAATGAAGTTAGCAAAGTTCTCCTGTGCTTCATTGTCCATGTCCAACGTATTGTTCAAGTCCAGTGAAGTGTTAGGCACATAGAAGCTGCTACCATTTGGTAACGGTACTTCTGTTGTGGTCATTGACACGTAGTGCTGTGGTGGCAAGCGGCGCATCTTTGACAGCTTAGTAAATACTTCACCTACTGTTTTAAATGCGTCACGGTTGTCAATCTCCCAGATGAATGGGGTGGACTCTACATCAACAGAGTTACCTTGATCATCTGTAGGATTGACCAGTTCAACGACACCAAACAAAGCACGAACACGCTTGATTGATTTTATCAAGTCCTTCATGTTGTCTGGTAGTGCAGCCCAATCTTTGATAAAGCCAGCAGGTTTACCACAGTTGAAGCCACCATCGTTGTCTTTCATGTCATGGTTGAGATCATTACCCATGACAGTTTTGACATAGCGGTTTGGTCTTGAGTCATTACCCATAACAAACTTCTTATGCATGAAGCGTTGTAAGTAAGGACGAATAGACACACTCTCAGCGTAGTACGTTGGCCCATCTGGTACTTCCAGTTTGTACGTACCACCACTTACAACTTCTACGTTTTTCATCTTACCATTGATCTCTTGCTGACCCATGATAGGTGAGTGATGAATACGTAAACGTGCAAGTGTACTTGCTTTGGATGACTGCTGTGCAGCATCTGCGTTCATGCCCATCGCTTGGGCCATTGCTGAGAAATTGTTTGTGTCGATTGTTGATACTTGATTCATATTAAGTCTCCTTTTATTTTAGACGAATGGTGGTTATATCATATTACATCTTTTACGTCAAGCCAATTCGGACCAATCTTTGCCTCTAATAATAGAGGTACATTGAAATCTATGTTCCACTTGCGGTTGACGATTGCGATTAGTTTGTCATTAGCTGTGCTAATAACCTTTAGTACTTTGTCCTTCTCATCTGGGTGTACATCAATCACAACTGAGTCATGTACACTGTTTACTACACAACTGTGTAGCCTGTTTGCTGTTAGTAACCTATCTATGTATATCAAAGATATGGGTACAATGTCAGCGGTTGCAAACGATTGCACTGGATAATTTTTGATCTGTGTGAAAAATGTCACACCCCCAAAGCGTCTACGTACAACGTCAGGGAAAGCGAACTCACGTCCAGATGGCGTAGTGATCTTGCCTGTGTTTAGTGCTTCTTTGGCTAGTGCCTCATGCCACTTGGCAATACCAGAATACTTTGTCGTAAACTGCTGATAGTATGTCGCTTCTGCTTGTGACCTACCGAAACCACTGGCACCATATAATGGAGCAAAGGTGTGTGCCTTAGCCTCTTGACGTGACATAGGCTGACCTGCATCGCTGATAACCTGTGCAGTGTAAGCATGTACATCAAAGCCTGTAGACACTTCCTCAATGGCAGTAGCATCTTGTGCAAGAAACGCAGCAACTCTGAACTCAAGCTGGGCCATATCCGCTTCCATAATCTGACCGCCTTCCCAACGTGATGTGAACACACGCTTGACTGGGAATGTACCGCCACGTGGCATGTTCTGCATGTTAGGGTCTGCACCTGATAAACGGCCTGTGCCAGTGCGGTGTTGCAGTAAACGTACATGCAGCCTACCGTCATTCTTTACATGCGTTGATATGCCCTCTACAAAGCTGCTGAGATATGTTTCTACTGCAGACAATCTACGTAGGTTCTGTAGGAATAGCTCTGCCTCTTTCATGCCCTTGGAACGGGCAATGCCCTCAAGGTACAGCAAGTTACCTTTATCTGTACCAAAGCCATTGGAGCTTACCCATTTGGCTGTAGGTGGTGAGAACTTTAGTCCTGCCAGAGTAGTGGTATCAGTATATACAAAGCCAGCAGCGTTACAAGCAGTGCATCTATTTGTCCTAGCGAATGGAGTACCATCTTTCTTTACCTTCCTTACCTGTCCTGTTCCGTAACACTCTTTGCACTGGTGTGCCTTCTGCTTGTACAACCTGTCACTGTGTAGTCGTACTGTACTGCGGTACTCTGTGTCAGACATACGTTCATCAAATAAATCTGCCCACACCTTCTTGTCATGTGGTCTACGGCTGTAGATTACCCATGACTTCTGCTCTGGGCTGTTAAGATTGATGGGTCTGTCACCCATAAGATCTGCAACCTGTTCTTCTAGTGCAATTGAAAGGACATTACGTTCTTGCTCAAACTCATCACGCACCTTCATCAAAGCATCCATGTCCACTTGAAAACCACGCTGATAGATACGTGCAAGGTGTATTGCAAGTTGGTTGGTCAGAGTGATCGTTGGCTCCAGTGAACTGCACTCCTCGTACTTCGTCTGCAAACGGTTGAACAATTGCTGCGTAGCATGTAAGTCATGTGACAAGTACTCCGACAACTCGTCATGCGGTATGTCACGAGTAGACAAGCCTTGCTTGAAGTATTCTTTGAGAGTGTCCTGCTTCTTAGTGTCAAGCTCATAGCGTTCTGCACATGCCTCAAGTGACAGTGCTTCCTTCTGCCCACGCTGCAGTACGTACTCGCCTAGCATGGTATCAAAGATGTCACCGTCATAAGTAAAGCCTGACTCCCACAACCATACAAGATCGTGAGGGGCATTATGTGCAACCAACAGGCGGGTAGAGTCCAGTGCATCCTGAACAATACGCCGCCCATCTGTGGTGGGTTGATGTTCTGCGTGATCAAATGTTACAATAGTTTCGTTATCGTTGTCATCTAACATGCCCACCATTACAAGTGTGTTGTCTGGTTCAAACGGATCAAGGTGCATCTTGCCGTTGCGTTTAGTTACTGTGTTTTCTACGTCAAGGGTCAGTATCATATTGTCTCCTACTTTATATCTCCATCGTGCCAATCATCCCATGTATCTTGTTCCACATTGTACAGGCTGTCAAGATGCTCGTGAAACTTTTTATCTTCTGCATATGTATCTATGGCATTTATACACTCCTCTAGTGTCAAGTTGTTACGTATCATAGCATTGTGTAGGCGTATCTCACATATCGATTTTGATGTAGTCATATTACTAAGGCTCCTCTCAGTTGCACGTTCTCTTTCTTCTTGTGTCATAGGTCTAATCATACTACTCTTCCTCTAAACAAAATCCGCAGGTATCGTTCTGCGCTGGGCCACCACAACTTACGCAGGTCTGCCACTTCTCATCTTCCAGACCCCTCTTTACTAATGTCACAAAGCCTACGTTGAATATGGCTGCGAATGTTTTAGGGTCACACTCTACTTGTAGTGTAGCACTGCCATCCTCGTGTTCTTCTACCTCTGTCACTTTTATCTCATTCATTGCTTACACCTACACATGGTAGCAGGATAGATAGCTTGCAATATTTTGGGTAGTCATCGTATGTCATAGCTATCAGTACGGGTGGCGCAGCTATCAATAAAGCTACAATAGCAGACGCCTTGATTGCACCGTCAATGTTACCTCTCATCATTCATTCTCCCTTAATGCTTTCCATGATACAGGGAACAGCTTAGCCATCTCTGTGTCAATATGACCAGCCACAACCTGTGTCTCGTACTGTGTGTCAGGCTTACAACGTAGATTACACATGTCAGCAAATGCATCCAAGCTACCTGACCAGTACCACTCAGTCATCATAGACTGTGGCAGTACCATACGTGCTTGCTCAGGGCATACACCATGATTAAGTAAATCCTTGTAGGCAATAAGACAGGCCCAGTTTGTATCGCCCCAATCACCTACGTCAACCACACCCTCACTGCCCTGCTTCTTGTCAGCACTACGTCCACGCCATTCTGTAGGCTGATAGAACTCAGGCTCATGGTCTACATACCTACGGCTGATTTCATTCCAACGTAGGAACTTGTGCTTGACTAGCTGACGTGCAACAAACACAGGTGCCTTAACGTGGAAGCTGGCAAAGCAATGCCCAAATGGGCTGATGTGCTTGTGCTTGGCTAAGTAACGTATGAGCTTGGCATCCTTGTCTTTCAACTTGGGTGGCCCCCATACGTCACTCGTATCCATCTCACTACGCTTACCAAAACTTACTCGTGCTGCATTAGCTACAGATAAGTCTGTACCCATGTGGTCTACGTAAAATGTTTGTATCATTGTATCTCCTTTATTATATCTATTGCTTGCTGTTGTGTCAGCTTAAACCATTCACCGTTGTCATGTTTGTTCCAAGGGTGTGTCGTTTGTGTCGCAGCTAAGATATGCGCTTTCTTTTCTGCTGTATTACGATCATCAAAGTATCTGTAGTACAACAGAGTGTAGTCACGCATGGGTGAGCTTGTCTGGTATCCATTAAGCCTGTCTTCTGCATCAACAGCCTTACCAATCTTCACCCACTCAGGCCATGCAGTATTTTGTATTGCGTACACATAGCCCTCACTGATCTGCTTGTCTTTCTGTAAGGAGCTAAATGCAGCGTCACCAAAGGACTTATATCTACCTGCCTTGTACAAGGGGTGTGATTGGGGTATATACTTACCGTTTACCCACATGCGATTTTGATTACTGGACACGTTGTAATCTCTAGAACAACTGGTGCATTGCTTTCTACCAATGTTACGCCAAGACTGTGCCCAGTTATCTATCGTCAGCTTTGTGGAACACGTAGTGCACACTGCCTCTAATGTATCCTCATACATCATGATACGTACCTCGCTATCTTGTATTCAAGATCTGTGTGAACAATGCCGTGCCACCCAGACAATTTGTTTTTGACCACATTGATGTGGCGTTGGTTGTCTTCTTCCTCTTGACCCTCAACTGTAGGGTTCTTGGAGATCATAATCATAAGGTCAGCTTCTGCTGCCTTACCTGTACGTGAGCCTTCCATCATGGCTTGGTTGAGTACAACCTTACCTTCTGCCTCTGCAGATAGCTGAGACATATAGAACACAGCACACTCTTGCTGCTTGGCAATCTGACGTGCTTGTATGGCGTTAGCCTTGAGTGCCTCATCAGGACGTGAGAAGCCAGCGGTACGGGCAAACTTGTCGCCCATGTCTAAGATAACTACGTCAGGTTTGTATGACTTGCACACAGACTCCACCCAGTTCATGTCACGTCCTGTTGCATCCTTGAACATGATCTTGTCACGTATCTGACCAAAGACACGCATGGCTTCCTGTTTGTTCTTAACAATCTCAAACTTGTCCATGCCTGTAGCTGCCGTGATGTAGCGATGAGCCACACGGTGGTAGCCTTCTTCGTTACACAACACAACAACACGGGCACCCTGCCATGCAAAGCCGTTAGGCCCAGCCACAAGTGAGGCATGAAAGGATGTCTTGCCTGTGTTAGGACGTGCACCTACCTCAATCAAGTGACCGGCATTAATGCCCTCAACTTTACGTGTCAACGTAGGGATGTTGAATGTCCACTGTGACTCAAGGTCAGTCATGGCAAGGATAGTATCAAGGTCAATGTCTTCCCAATCAATACGTAGGTTGGGTGTGAAGTCATCTCCATACTGCTCAAGCATCTGACGTAATGGCTCTAGTGTAGACTTGCTACCATTTACATAATCAAAGCCAAGGTTGGCAATGTCTTCACCGATTACCTGTTGGAACAGCTTAGACAGCACCTCTTGTGCTACGTCACTGCCCATTGGCTGCTCCTTGCTTACCTGCCCAAACAGGTGGCTGTAGGCAGTCTTCTGTGCGGTTGTGAGAGTAGGGTTGTTCGCCATGAACAATGCCTCAATCTCTGCTGGTGTAACTGTACGCTCATAGCGATCCATAGCAGTGTCAATAGACTGCTTGATCTTGCGTACATCTTTACTGAATAGTCTGTCTGGACAACGTGCACCACGATGCTCGTCATAGAAGTCTTTGTCCATCAGACTACGTATCAATGATAATTCCATGTGTTAGTCTCCTAGTGTTGTAAGGTTTTCAAAGTCGGTAGGGTTACGGTATTTCAAATCGTCACGCAAGTACAGGATCTTGATAGTGTCCACGTACTGACGTAGTTCTCTTGCAAACTGCAGTGTCTTGGGTAACGCATCGGGGTCTAACGCAATTATTGCTGTTGAGAACTGCGATAAGTACCTCTTGTGTCCATTGGACAATGATGTACCCAACACTGCGACCCCGACATATACACCACCATCACCTACAATAGCAGCACTTACGCAGTCCTCAACAACTACAGCCGTTTTACCACGTCCAGCAGCGTATGGCAAGTCACTTTTACCATATCTTTTCCACTTAGGTATACGTTTACCCAGTGATCTGCCTGTGGCATCGACTGTAACTCCATTGTGTACAACAGGGAACACCACACGATGTTCCTTAACGTCATACAACAAGCCTAAATCTTGTGGGTCTAGCTCCCACTGGTCACAGAAGTCTCTGATCTTTGCATCATCACGTACAAACCAATCTGGTTTTGAGAATGTTGATACATGTGTCTCTTCTGCAACACTACCCAATGACTTACGTATGTCATCAGCAGTCAGTTGAGTACGTGTGCCACCCGACACACTGCACCCAGCCTTGTAACAGTTCCATATGATCTTACCCATATTATTAGTAATAGTAAATGTATTCTTAGTATTACATGATGGACATGTCATACGTTTAGTTTGACCATTAGACAATTCTAAATCACGTATAAGATCATTCATATTCATGCTGTATCACTTTCTATGCTGTTCGCTCCACTCAAGGATACACTTACGTTTCTCTGTGTCAAGGCACTATTTGCACTTGTGTAAGTATGTTTCATATATGGTTTCACAGAAGACACATGATTGTGTCCTGTCACTGCCATAACTTGGGGCAATGGTACACCAGCATCCACCATCTGTGTTACACCTGTCCTACGTAAGTCCATAAGACGTAACTCTTCGGGTAGTTTAGCTAGACGCATTACCCTTCTACCCACTTTGGATAGTCTCTCCATAGCATAGGGGTTATACGAACCATCCGTAGGTCTAGGATGTGGGGCAACGTAGTCTTGAAAACCAAAGTCGGTACGCTGTTCATTCAACATGTGCAATAGATCCTCTGATATTGGTAGCTCTACGTCAGCCCTACGTTTACTCTGCTCAAGTGTGAGCTTCTGAGTACGAAAGTCAATGTTATCCCACGTCAACATACGCATGTCACCTAGTCGCTGGCACCACTCGTATGCCATCTGAACAATCAGGCCAATGTTACGATACTCAAAGTCACTGTATGCTACGTCAAGAAACTTGACAACATCATCATGTGTCCACACTACCTTACGCTGTTGTGGTGACTTACGCTTAATGTTTGCCCAAGGATTGTACGTGGTATGCTCCATTTGTATTGCGTAGTTGTACACCCTACTGGCACATGTTGCCGCATGATTAGCGAAACTGATGCCACGTTTGACCCACTCTTCATATGCTTGCTTTGCAACCTTAGAGGTAACGTGTTCATACTTACGCCACCCCATAGTCTGGTGCAGCACAGTCAGAAAGTACCTGTAGTCAACCTTAGTTGTATGACGTAACGCATTGAAATCATTAGACATATAGTAATAGTTAATGAGATCAGTAACCTTGCTGCTAGACTTTATTCGTACAATCTGTGATTGTTCTTCACGCCACGTATCAATCGCCTTATTGTGATCACGAACAATCTTGCGTACTTGTTTTAAGTCTGTACCATATTCCTCACGTTTGACCACACCCTCATCAACAAGGTTCTGTGGCGGGTTAAAGCGGTATGAGATCACCCCAGAGGGTGAAGCTCGTTCTTGTACATAGCGTGGTAGTTTAGGCATTAAGTTTTTCCTTTACCAATTCATATGCGCTTACAGCAAGCACATGTATCTCATCAAAAATATCATCTCTATCCCTGTTTTCGTTACGTTCTGTAACATGAAGATCTATCCATGTTAAACGTTCCTCATGCATTTCATACTCATCAGTTTCTGAGTCAGATAAAACCGCATCTGGAAATGTTTCCGTAAGGTGGTGGGAAGAAGCCCACTTGAGATACTCCCACCAATCATTACTTGACATACGCATTAAGCCGCTTCCAAGGTGATGAACTTGTCATCAGATACCCACTTAGATACCTCTTGCTCACGTGACCACATGCTTACAGCCTGTGTGTCATTGCCAGTGTTACGCAGGTTGAACCCATTGCGCTCATCAGCATAGCTGGCATAGTTGGTGAAGGCAGAATACAGTGCCCACTTGTTGTGACCACGTTGTGAAGCCTCTTGCATGTACAAGCTGTACATCTTCTCAGACTTACGCTTAGATGCAATCATGCTGTCAAGCAGTGAGCTTACATCTACATACTTGAGGTCAGTCTGTGCCCACACTTGCATCTTGCTGGCTTCTTCGTAGAAGTCCTTACGTGCCCGTGTCAGTTCATAGATGAAACTTTCCATAGTAAAGTTAGATGTGTTTTTCTTACGCACTTTGTCATACTCCCCTCTAATCATTCCATTGGTACAAAAGAAATCAATGGCACCAAAGTACACCTGATTGCTGCACGATCCGTCAATACCATGTAATGATATGATACGATTACCAATCTCAGTGCTGTGTTTGTCTGTCTCAATGACAGTCTTCATGTTGGGCAGGGTGATGTCAAGCATAGCCCATGCACCATTACGTGCAGTACGCCAATGTGTATTGGCATTTGCTAACTCATGGTCAGACAGTTCTTCTGTCACTGTGTCAAGGACACCACGGTAAAAGTCACCGTGTGACGCACAAGTAAACGTGTTACCTACTACGCCAAGGTATTCACCTGATGAAGCATTGATGACGTACTTCTTGTCTTTCACCTTGGTTGGCTCAAAGGCTACGTCAAAGTCCATGTAATCAGGTACGATATCTGGGTGATTAAAATCAAAAGCCATACTATTTTCTCCTTGTGTTAAGTATGCGGCAACTGTGCCATAGTTATGTAAGCTATACAATACCCTACTAAGGGGCGTTAGCTATTTGTAGAACAGGTGTGACCCATAAGTCACAGTGTACTCTAGTTTGTCAGCCCAATATGGACGTACATAGTTTGCATGATAGTGCGTTGCACCTTGTGTAATGTCTGTCACATCAATACCCTGACCTATCAAGGTATCTGCTGCAACCATCTGAGCATAAGCCCATGCATATGCCTCACGTGGCCTGTCACTTTTACCGTCACAGTACCAACTAAACTGGCATGTACCGTCATTACGTGACTGCTTAACCACAGAGCACACGTCATTGGGAAACTTGCTGGACTGCACACGGTTCATGACTACCTGTGCTACGGCATACTGTCCAACCATACTGTCGTTACGTGCCTCAAAGTACACGTTAAGTGCAAGGCACATCAATGCTGCTTCAATCATTTGTCTTTCCTCTTAGGTAAAGGTGTACCTGACCAATCATCACATGGATCATCAGGCGGCATCGGTTTCTGATCCAGATGTGTAGACTGATATGAATATACGTGTACCATCGCCATCGCTTTCGCTGTCTGAGATGAGGCGTACTTCATTACCTGCATCTGCATATTGCCTTAGCTTCTGGATGCTAATGCGTCTATCACCACGCTTGCCGCTGCGATAGAATGTGATGACAGCTTCTGTGCCATCAATGTATTCACCTGTGACAGTGAACTTGTTACGCTCCCACTTATCTTTCTCAGCGTTGAAGATTGTTTCAGTAAAAAACTTGTCGGTATAGTCCATACCAAAGTCCTCTAGCAAAAAAGTTTGCACAGTTTTGTTGGCGTCAATGATGCTCTTATCAAGCATCGTTTTAGTTAGTTTAATCTTAGCTGCCATTGCTTTCTCCTATTGCAATACTACTGGTGCATCATAGACATAACCAATGTCTGCATACTCGTCTGCTTCGTATTCTGCACATGATACGAACTCTACTTCCTTGTCGGGGTGAATGTGCTTTGCCATCAGGACTGCCATGCTGCAAGCACTTGCCCAGCTATCAATGGCAGGAAAGGTATCATCAAGTGTGATACAACTCTCCTGTCCATCAATCTCTAAGACAATTTCGTATGCCTTAATGCTCGGCATTGTAATACCATGCACGATCATCGTCAGGTAATACCTGCGGCATCCAGTGTGCAGGTCTGTTTGGATCTTCGTCATGCTTCTGACTTCTGAACTCAAACATGCCACGTAGCTTCCATGCCTCATTACGCAAGCTATGTAGATCACTTAGGCTAACGTCAAACGTTTCACCTGCGCCATCTAGGATGCTATCCATTGCGTTGTACAAGTCACATAGTTTCTGTACTTCGTCACGAGTTAGTTTTGTTTTTAGCTTAGTCATATTGTACTCCTTCTGCTTGTATTGTTGGTATCTTGTCGGTCACAGTTAGCCATGCCCGACTTGCTTCGTATACAGGTTCTTCTGTCTGCTTGTCAACAAAAGATACATACTTGTATGGATTGTAGGTTATCGTGTCCAATGTTGCGTTCCTTGGATTAAGACGGTAAAAAGGGCAATTACCTCGCACAAAGGCATGAACATTCTTCCTGCCCTCACTGAGCACACGGTTACGCCCTGACTGACGCACTACAAACTCAGGGTTTACAATGTGTATTTCGTCAGTGTGATGTATAACTCTACCTGTCTCACATGAACGAACAGAGAATGTTTTCTTATGTAGATTGAAGTATACTTCAACTCTCATCGGTTTTACCTTTCAGTTTTGTTATCACAAATAAGTATACGTATATCTGAATGTATACACACCAGATAGTGAAGGTGTCCACACCTCTCACGTCATAGCCTACGCTGTGCATGATTACAATAGTAATTAGCATAGCAAAGTAGCCAGCGAAAGGTGTGAACAATAGGTAGAGCATTAGCCTACTTTCGCAAGCTCTGCGTCAATCTCTTTCAACCATGTAGCTGCCTCTTTACGCTGCCGCATAAGGTTGGCACGTTCCATGTTGTATTTGTTTTTGATTACACCAAGCTCTTTGAGAACTCTCACACGATATTTGATACGGTTGGGGTACTCATTCATTGCTTCTGCAATTTCTTCCATAGTCATTTCGCCCCAAAGCTCACGAATAACTTCGTCAATTACCACGTAGTTGTAGGTATACTTACGTGCTTTGCTCATGTGGAACGTATGCTCTGCATACAATTCTGGGTGAGAAGTTTTTACTACGGGTGCATTTACGTTTGAGTTTGTCATTGTGTTAGCTCCTATGCTACTTTTTTACGAAGGTTAAGTTTAGTTTGACGTGCAATTTTACGAGCACGTTTCCACTCATCACGAGTAGATTTTTGTCTGTCGCCAGACTGTCCAACATTGGACGGTTTTCGTTTAGTCATCTTGATAAAGTTTTGCATCTCGTATCGCATTGAGATTGTCCTTTCTTCGGTTGCGTTTAGCCTTGCCACCTTTCTTAGGCGGCACGACTTGTGGTGATTTACGCTCCTGCAACATAGCCTTTGCCACAGGGTTTCGGTATGTTACAGATTTCTTCATTAATACTTTTTAACCTTCTCTACAATGGTGAATATGTCGTTCATAGTGTAGCAGATACGACAGTCTTTGCACTTCTGCCCAGTGCAGTTTTGTTGATCTACATGCTCATGTTCTAGCACGTTGTTGAACGTCTTGTCAAAATGTTTTGGTGGCTTTGACATGATATGCGACTTCTTAGGATTTGAGTAAATCAAATTCAAATTGGATGGCTTGGCATTGTTACGTAGCCAACGGAATACTAGGTCCACACGTTTCGTCCATAGGGCGAATGTGCACCAAGGATTGTCAAGGACAATAGCCATAAGGTTTTCCATATGCTGCATGTTGATCAATTCACCATGAGCATTGAAACGAAATACTGCATCATTAATGCGTGGTATTTCATACGGTTCCAATGGACGGGTAGCCAACAAATCACTGTTACGTTGTAAGGCAGGAGCCATGTTTTTACGATAGCCCTTGAGCATAGCATGGCTATAGCAATCACCACAAATATTGTCAGTCTTGTGCTCTACTGCACGTTCATGTTGCTCAAGGCAATATGTATTTGTACGAGTGTTTGTGCTGATGGCACGAAATCCATCCAGCTTGCCTGTCATGGTTGAAATGTGTACTGCAGGTTTAGTCATAACGGTTACTCCGTAAAAGTGTCCAACATTGGACGGTTTCAGTTAAGCAGATAAAAATACACTTGGGTTGTAGACTGGACGGCCTATCTCCACACCATTGATTATGTATAGTGAAAGTTAAATATAACTTCCAAGTGTACTTATATCTGCTTACACCCATTGAGCATGGATGTTAGCTTGTTCAAGCCACCGCATGGCAGTGTCTATGTCAGGAGCACCATGATCCATACAAGCATTGATGCTTGCATCCTCAATGGCACGTTCTTGTGCTAGATCTTCTTCTATGTACTTTTGGTACATATCAATTTGCTCTAGCAACTCTACAACGGACATGTTATGGCCTGATGGTGGACGTACACCATGAAAGTCTTTGTATACATCTGAGTATGTTTGGCAGAGATCTTGATAGAACATAGTAAACTCCGTTTAAAGTGTCCAACATTGGACGGTTTCAGTTATCTTTAGTATTATACATATGTTATATAACACTTTCACTAAAGTATCAAGTGTTTATATAACTATGTAATACTACTTGTCAAGCGGCCTTTCACAAATTGTGATAAACCCCAACATTGCAACGGGAACCGCAATGCCAATGAGTATGTGCAAGTGACCATTGAGTGACACAACAGCAATGGTCAAATAGGTAAGTAATACAAGTATTACAGACCAAGCAATGGCGAGAATGATTTTAATCATTGTGCCACCCATGCAAATGTAAATCCACAGCAGCGTCTTTTGTTTCACGAAACTCTACTTCGTAGCCACGTTTTTCCCATCTGTCAGCGCATCTGCCCATAGCTTTCCCAGCCAGTTCACAGTCACCATCATATGGTTTGGTTTCAAAGATGGTTTCACCATCAGCATTTAATACAATTACAGAGTAATTCATGATGCATCCTTCCATCCACTATCGTAGATAAGTGTTGGTTCACGTTTCTTTAACTCTTTAGGAGTTAATGTGTTAGCAATCAAAGTGTCCAATGTTGGACGGTTCATATCGTCTGCGAGTTCGCAGAACTGTGCCATAGCAGCGTCAAGCTGTGATTGCTCAACGCTGGCTTTGGTGTTAGGTACTTTGTACCTCATGCTGCCACTTGCTGTGAAGGAACAGCAGCCATCAGATCTTCAATGATCTTTTCAAGATCCAAGCCATTGAGTTCAGCTTGAGCAAGGATGGTATTCACCATCACCTTGTGAGTGATACGAGGCTTAGGTGCATCAGCCTTTGGCTGTTCAGTAGGCTCAGACTGTCCAACATTGGACACTTCACCTTCGGTGGTTTCAGCGTCATCTGCTTTAGCAGCTTTACGCATTGCAGCTTGTAAAGCTGTCAGTGATGAACCTTTGAAATTGCCATTGGCAATAAACTCACGACACTCTTTTTCGTTTTCAACGAACCACAAAGCTTCTGAACGACGGCGACGATCAATCTGCTGAATACCATGTGTTCGAAGAACATGTGTTGGTATTTGACCGCTGTCTACAGTAGATGACGCTTTCAATTGCTGTAGCAATTTACCCAACCTTGTATCAAAACCATTCTCTTTGATGGTTTGCTTGAGGCTGTTCACTTGACGCCAAATTGAACCAAGGGCTTTGCCCTCTTTCACTAAAGCGTCTATTGAAGTACCGGTTGTTGCTGTTGAGTTTGCCATTTTCGTTTTCCTATCTATCTTCTGTTTTATAAAAGAGAACTTATATCTCTCACAAGAAGTGAGATATAATTCTCTTATAAAACTATTAGAAGATAGTATAGAGTTTGTCCAGAGAAAAGTTGCCTCGTGATCCTCTGCGCCTGTCGTTTCCCGTATGACTGCAACGTAGTAGTTAGCACTAACTACGTAGTGAAGTTCGTGCGCTAAACTCACAAGCCAAGTTTGGGTTGGGTCACTGAAACTGTTGCTTAATTGCCACATCAAAGATGTGAAGTGTCCAATGTTGGACGGTTGGTGATCCATTGGCAGAGCTACATGCGGCTCGTGGATATGCTATGTGATGATGCGCATGACCATCACAGATGGTGGGTGGTGTTATAATGAGCATCGGCACTGCAACACACCAAAGGTGTGAAAATGTGCTGTGTTTTTTCATACTTTAGTATGGCAACTGATTGCATAACAGTTGTCGTAGACAAATAAGCTGTTGATATCATTCATATCTTTGATATGTCGGTGGATGGTGAGGCATTGATTGCTGTCAACACAGGTCATGACGTTGCATGATACGTGCAATTGCGTGTTGAGAGAGGGCGGGCAGGGGCCATGCGGGGGGTATACGTTATATATACATGTACTTCTACACAGATCAGTAAAATGCACTGTTAACCACTATACACAGAAGGTGGTTTACATACTCGTAGGTACGTTATATTATAACACAGTACGTGCTATCACTAGGTAACGGAATGTTTCAGTATATCACATAATGTTACAATAGTACGATTAGGGGTTGACATGTATCATATAATGTGTAAAACTATATATGTTAGTTAGGGTAGGGTCACTATAAGTGATACACGTACAGTACACACTTACAATCACATATACTAATCTCTTAAATATACAGTAACTATAAATATACTTTAAGTATACACGTACAGTGATACACTTAAATGAATATCTCCGAAGGTATACTTGTAAATGAAATATCGCTGTAGGCGAGGACTTTCATATTTGTACAAATAAAGTATTGACAATGGCAAAGAAATCAGTAAAACTATATACAGATAATGTTCTTGAAGAATTTTACCGACACGTATTAGATGGTAATCTTGAAGACTTACATATTCCCCATAGTGATGTATTCTATGTAAAGACTGCAGTGGAAGCCCACTACGGTCGTAAATTTACGTTAGAGCATGTAGAGTGGGCTATGCGTGAAGAAGGATGGACCGATGAGCGTACCTGAAAGAGTTAAAACTAAAATGAAAGAGGAAGGACTCTCTGGTGTTAACAAACCTAAGAGGACACCTAAGCATCCTAAGAAGTCACACTGCGTAATGGCTAAAGAAGGTGACACGTATAAATTTATTAGATTCGGACAGCAGGGTGTAAAGGGTGCTGGTAAGAGTCCTACAACTGCAAAAGACAAAGCTCGTAAGAAGAGTTATTACGCAAGACACAATGCTCAAGACTCTAAGCCTAGTAAGCTAAGTGCGAGATATTGGTCGCATAAAGTTAAATGGTAAAGGAAACCAAACAATGGCTGGAATAAAAACGTTACTACAAAAATTAATGAAACCTAAGACACCTGGTGGTGTACGTAGTGTAAAGAGCGAGATTCGTCAAAAAGTTTTAGATAATCCTAAACTTAAAGGCGAGGCTGAAAAGGATGCATTAGCAGAAATTAATGCTTTGGCAAATAAACAAATTGATGCTATGAAAAAAGCAGACGCTGCTGCGAAGAAACCTAAAGGTCAATTACCTAAAGATCCTGACAAACGTAGGCAGTCAGAAAAAGAACGAAGCTCTTCTGCTACTGGTAGCATGTCAGCTATAACAACGCAAGCAGGCAATAAGCCGTTATCTATGGGCGTGTATCGTTCCTTTACTGATAAGCAACGTGCAGATGTTTTAGTTGAAGCAGGTAAAAATTTACGTGCTAATAAAATTACACAAGCAGAATTTGATGCTATCGAAAAGAAAGTTGATGCGGCAGATAAAGCAGCGGCGGTAGCAGCTTCTCGTAAAGCACAAGCAGGTGCTACGGGTAAAAAGAAAATAACGTTGCCTGATGCCCTTCCCTCTCGTAAAGCAGAAACTAGCAAGCCTTCTGGTAAAAAAGATCCTCGTAACATGACTAAAGCTGAATTAGCAGCTTACGTTAAGAAGCAAGAAGAAGAAGGTAAAAAAGTAGCTGATAAATTTAAATCCAAACGAGGCTACAAACGTGGTGGACTCACTAAACCTGCCGCAGATCAAGCTGGCTTAAAGAAACTGCCTACTGCTGTACGTAACAAAATGGGCTACATGAAGAGTGGTGGCAAAGTTACTAAGGGTCACGTAGATATGCGTAAGGGTGGCTTGTTCCGCTAGTGAGCATAGAAAGTGATATACGGGATTGGTCACGTAAAGTATTAGAAGTACCTAACGACACTTTAGGTGGCCTACCCGCATGTCCGTATGCACAGCAAGCTTGGAAACAAAACAAAGTAAATGTAATAGAAACTAAGCATCTTGGTATTGAAGCCATTACACAAGCCAATAGTTTTGACAATACGTATGACTTAGTTATTGTTGCTTCGTACTATTATCCTTCTCCAGTACACCTTAAAGAGTTTACTATGTTTTTAAATGATCTTTATACACCTAGAGATTTACACATAATGGAGTTTCATCCTGACTACGGTGCAGAAGATGCAGACTTAGACTTTTTGTATGAGCATGAGTGGGAGTCTGACATAGAAGATGAATACGCTATGTTGTTTATTCAGTCTTTAAGTAAAGTAGATGACGCAAGTTTACGTTTAGAAAAGTTAGGATATTATGATGTGTATCCTAAAGACGAGTATGAAGCACTCGTGTTAGATAGAAGAAAACGGAGACAGAAACAATGGCAATGAAACCTAGAGCAATGAAAAAGAAAACACCTATGCGTGGTGGTGGTATGGCTAAAAAGAAAACCATGATGCGTGGGGGCGGTATGGCACCCAAAAAGAAAATGATGCGTGGTGGCATGGCAACTAAGAAAAAGAAGTAATGTCTCTTATTTCTCATTTACCATTACCCAACATGCCATTTCAAACACATGTAAATATTGTGTTTGAGAATGGTGTAGGTGAACCAGTTGAGAAACAAACAGATAAAAAAGAACCTAATCGAATTACGCCTGATACACCAATAGAAGACCTAAAGCTAGTAAATCAGATGTATGCATACAACCCTAATCCAAACAAACTACGTACACCTGATGGGCAGATCGTAGATTTTATTATAGCATAAGGAAGCTACATGCCTGATCTAAGTAAGTCAAAGTTTCACACACAAGGGTACACTATTGCATCTACTTCGGCAGATGCTAGTGCTACCGCTGTGTATACTTGCCCTGCTAACTTTAGTGCCATTACTAGGTATCTACACATTAGTAACAGTTCTACTTCTACTAAGAAAGTGTTTGTTCAGTTTTACCATGCTGACGATAACGAGTACCATTACATAGCTAATGGACTTAGTATGGCAGGACACTCTGTAGCTAACCTAGTTAATGGTGGATACTTTAACTTACACTCAGGCGATAAAATTTTAGTGTACGGTGAAACTACTAACACTATGGAAGTACTTGTTTCTGTAGAAGAGTACTTTGACCCGAATCGCACTTAATGCATAACGGGGTTGCAATCTTATCTATACTATGTTATAACTAAGTATGATATAACTATCTCCATAAGGGTAAGTATTTCTTACCTTTGTATTTGTAAAGGAGATAGAATATGTTTAAACGTATGTTTAAGAAACTACAAGAAAATCAGCAACGCAGAGCCGACTATTGGATTCTTATGAATCTAAGTGATAAGGAACTGCATGACATGGGGATCAGTCGTGGCGAAATCAGGCAAAAAGTCTACGGTTAATGCGGCAGGAAATTATACTAAGCCTACTATGCGCAAACGTCTTGTTGCATCCGTTAAGGCTGGCAGCAAAGGTGGAAAAGCTGGACAGTGGAGCGCACGTAAGGCACAAATGGTCGCAAAACAATACAAAGCAAAAGGTGGGGGCTACAGGTAGTGGCTCTCTCTAAATCTCAAAAGTCTTTAAAGAAATGGACTAAGCAAGATTGGCGAACTAAAAGTGGGAAGCCTAGTGCTAAAACTGGTGAGCGGTATCTACCTGCTAAGGCTATTAAGTCTCTTAGCAGCAGTGAGTATGCCGCTACAACCAGAGCTAAACGAAGAGGCACGAAGGCAGGTCAGCAGTTTGTGGCTCAGCCTAAGAAAATTGCAAAGAAAACCTCAAGATTCAGGAGAACTTAAATGACTATAGCAATGGAACGTGTGTTAGCTTGGAAGATTATGCCAAGACTAATGATGTTAGTAATGACGTGGATGTACATTGAAGTTTTGTTTTGGTTTATGTCTTTGTCTTCTGGTGATATGACATCACAGGCTACAGCACTTACTGCCACTGTAACTGGTGCTATGACTGGTGCATTTGCCGTTTGGCTGGGGCATGAGAAATGATTGGTCAGATCTTAGGAGCAGTAGGTGGACTAGCAACTACGTACCTTGATGGTAAAGTAGCAGTACAGAAAGCTAATGCTGAAATCAAAGTAAAACAAGCTACTGGTGAGATTGACTGGGATCTAGCAGCTATTAATGCTACTCAGAACTCATGGAAAGATGAATGGATTACTTTACTCTTCTCAATACCACTAATTCTAGCGTTCTGTGGTGATTGGGGTAACAGTATAGTACAAGCTGGCTTTGCTGCATTGGAAACTATGCCAGCATGGTATCAGTATTCACTAGGTGGAATTGTCAGTGCCAGCATTGGTATTCGTTCTGTAAGTAAGTTTTTTGGGAAGAAGTAATGGCATTTAAATTAAGCAGTAGAAGTTTAAAGAAACTAGATGGTGTAGACGAAGGTATTGTAGCAGTCGTAAAGGACGCTATTGGTATTACAAAAGTAGACTTTGGTGTTACCTTTGGACTACGTACACTAGAAGAACAAAAGAAACTGTACGAATCTGGTAGATCACAGACTATGAAGTCTAAGCATCTTGAGGGTCGTGCTGTAGATCTAGTTGCATACTTTGGTTCAGACATTTCTTGGGAACTCAATGTCTATGATGACATCTGTGATGCTATGGCTGAAGCCGCTAGAAAGAATGATGTAGCAATTAAATGGGGTGCTGCATGGAGTGAAGGAGACATTAGAGAGTATGCTGGTACTGCAGAAGATGCAATGAACGCATATGTAGATCTCCGTAGGTCACAAGGACGTAGACCTTTTATTGATGCCCCACATTTTGAAATGATGTAATATGGCTCGTGAATTAACAGAACGTCAACAAAAGTTTTTAGATGTACTTATGGATGAGGCAGGTGGCGATGTTACTATGGCTAAGAAACTTGCTGGGTATTCGCCCAATACACCTAACCGTGAAATAACCAATAGTCTTAAAGAAGAGATTATTGATGTAACACACAGCTACTTAGCACGTAACGTACCTAAAGCTGCAATGGCTATGGTTAGTGCTTTATATGATCCTACTGAGTTAGGTATTCGTGATAAAATGTCTGCCGCTAAAGAATTACTAGATCGTACTGGTTTAGTTAAAACTGAGAAGATGCAGGTAGAAGCTAAGGGTGGCGTTATGTTAATGCCAGCTAAACAAGCACAGGATGACGATGACTAAGCCATTAGGACAATGGAAACTACCACAACCGACTGACCTACAAGAAGACAATGAATGGGTTCCTATTCCACGTGTAGCAAGAACAGTACCATTTGGATATGAATTAGATCCAGAAGATGACGGAATACTCTTGCCAATTGATAACGAACTTGATATGCTTGTGAAAGCCAAGAAGTACTTAAAGCAGTACTCGTATCGTGAGGTTGCCAACTGGCTAACCCGAAACACTGGCAGAACCATATCTCACGTAGGATTAAAGAAACGGTTAGATAATGAGCGAAGAAGAAAAAACAAAGCTGGAAGCCTACGCAGATGGGCAGACTATGCGAAAAAGGCAGTCGCCAAAGCGGAAGAAATTGAACGCAACCGCATCGGGGCAAAAGCGCAAGACAACGACAGCCAAGAAACAAGCGCAGCCTAAACCAGCTAAAATAGTAGAACCTGAATTAGCACCTATAGAAGAACAGCATAATGTAATATTTAAACCTAATGCTGGACCACAAACAGACTTCTTAGCTGCAGGTGAACGTGAGGTTCTATATGGTGGCTCTGCAGGTGGGGGTAAGTCATATGCAATGCTCGCTGACCCTTTACGCTTTATGGGCCACCCAGCCTTCTCAGGATTGCTCCTACGACATACTACAGAAGAACTAAGAGAACTTATCTTTAAGTCACAGGAAATGTATCCTAAGATATGGCCTGGAATTAAGTGGTCAGAACGTAAGATGCAATGGACTGCACCCTCTGGTGCTAGACTGTGGATGTCTTACTTAGATAAAGAAGATGATGTATTAAGATACCAAGGCCTTGCGTTTAGCTGGATTGGTTTTGACGAATTGACTCAGTGGCCTACCCCATTCGCTTGGAACTACATGCGAAGTCGCTTGAGATCTACCGCCTCTGACTTACCTGTATATATGAGAGCTACTACCAACCCAGGAGGTAGAGGGCATCATTGGGTTAAGAAAATGTTTATTGACCCTGCGCCATATGGTGAAGCGTTTAATGCTACAGATATTGAAACGACTGAGGTACTATCTTATCCTGCTGGACATGCCAAAGCTGGTAAGCCTTTATTCAAACGTAGGTTTATACCTGCCCGTCTTTCCGATAATCCTTACCTAGCTGAACAAGGTGATTACGAAGCAATGCTTCTATCTTTACCTGAACAGCAGCGTAGACAGTTACTAGATGGTGATTGGGATATTAAAGAAGGCGCAGCTTTTACAGAGTTTGATAGAAACATACACGTAGTTGATCCTTTTGATATCCCTAGTAATTGGGTAAAGTTTAGAGCATGTGACTACGGCTATGGAAGTAAGTCTGGAGTAATTTGGTTTGCCGTAGCTCCTAATGAGCAATTGTTTATTTATAGAGAGTTGTACGTAAGTAAAGTATTAGCTGCTGATTTAGCAGATATGGTATTAGATTTAGAGGCTGAAGATGGAAATATTAAGTATGGCGTTCTTGATAGCTCTTTATGGCACAAGCGTGGTGATACTGGCCCATCACTGGCTGAACAAATGATTCAGCGTGGGTGTCGTTGGCGTCCTTCAGATAGATCCAAAGGCTCACGTGTAGCTGGTAAAAACGAAATACATAGAAGGTTACAGGTTGACGAATATACAGAAGAGCCTCGTATGGTGTTCTTTAATAATTGTACCAATATTGTTGCTCAATTACCCGCCTTACCAATCGACAAAAGAAACCCAGAAGATATTGACACTACCTCCGAAGATCACTTGTACGATGCTTTGAGGTATGGTATTATGTCAAGACCACGATTTAGTATATTTGATTACGATCCAAACGTAAGTTCACAAGGTGGTATGCGAGTAGCAGATGCTACCTTTGGTTATTAAGGAAAAATAAATGGCAGAAGAAAACGAAGGCTTTATTGAAGATGACGCTATTGTACTAGCAGATAGCGAAGACTCTACTATTGATGATGCAGATACTTCTAAAATTATTCCATTTATTATGGAAAAGTACAATCGTGCAGACGATTATAGGCAACAGGATGAAGATCGTTGGTTACGTGCCTATCGTAACTATCGTGGTTTGTATGGGTCAGACGTACAGTTTACAGAAGCAGAGAAGTCTAGGGTATTTATTAAAGTAACTAAAACAAAAACACTAGCTGCCTATGGTCAAATTGTTGATGTATTATTTGCAGGTCAAAAGTTCCCTCTTACTGTAGATCCTACAGAGCTTCCTGATGGTGTTGTTGCAGATGTAAACTTTGATCCTAAAGAACCTGAGCAACTAAAACAATCTGGTATGGATGAAATTGTAAATCCGTATGGCTTTGCTGGCGATGGTAAAGAGTTACCTGCTGGCGCTACAGCTAAAACACTTGCAGAGAGTTTAGGTCCAGTAAAAGATAAGTTACAAGACATTGAAGGTGTACGTGAAGGTGTGGGTAAAACACCTACTGCAATTACATTTAGTCCAGCTATGATTGCTGCTAAAATGATGCAAAAGAAAATACACGATCAGTTAGAAGAGTCAAGTGCCAGTAAACACCTACGTAGTACAGCATTTGAAATGGCACTTTTTGGTACTGGTGTAATGAAAGGTCCATTTGCTGTAGATAAAGAATACCCTAACTGGAATGAAGATGGCGAGTATTCGCCTGTAATTAAAACTATTCCACAAGTATCTCATGTATCTGTATGGAACTTTTATCCTGACCCAGATGCAAATAATATTGAAGAAGCCCAATTTGTAATTGAGCGCCATAAAATGTCACGTACTCAACTGCGTAATTTAAAACGGCGTCCTTACTTTAGAAGTTCTGTAATTGATGAAGCAGTACAGTTAGGTGAAAACTACAGTAAAGAATCTTGGGAAGATGATCTATCTGACTATGCACCAGAGCATGGTGTAGAACGCTATGAAGTACTAGAGTATTGGGGTATGGTAGATACCGATATGCTTGTAGAGCAAGGTGTAGATATTCCCGATGAGTTAAGTGAAGTCGATGAACTACAGGCCAACGTATGGATTTGTAATGGCAAACTACTGCGAATGGTACTTAATCCGTTTAAACCTGCTCGTATTCCTTACATGGCTGCTCCGTATGAATTAAACCCGTACTCATTCTTTGGTGTAGGTATTGCAGAAAATATGGACGATACCCAAACTTTAATGAATGGTTTTATGAGAATGGCAGTTGACAATGCTGTATTATCTGGTAATCTTTTAATTGAAGTCGATGAAACTAACTTAGTCCCAGGCCAAGATCTATCAGTATATCCTGGGAAAGTATTTAGACGCCAAGGTGGTGCTCCAGGGCAAGCTATCTTCGGTACTAAGTTCCCGAATGTTGCCGCAGAAAACTTGCAGCTATTTGATAAAGCGAGGGTATTAGCAGATGAGTCTACTGGATTTCCATCTTTTGCTCATGGTCAAACAGGGGTATCGGGTGTGGGTCGTACTGCTTCTGGTATTTCTATGCTTATGGGTGCCGCACAGGGCGGTATAAAGAACGTAATTAAAAATGTTGATGACTACTTACTTCGCCCTTTAGGTGAAGGTTTATTTAGATTTAACATGCAGTTTGACTTTGACCCCAATATTAAGGGGGATCTTGAGGTTAAGGCTCGTGGTACAGAAAGCCTTATGGCCAATGAAGTACGTAGTCAACGTCTTATGCAGTTTATGCAGATATCTTCTAGCCCAGCACTTGCGCCCTTTGCAAAGTTTCAATACATCATACGAGAGATTGCAAAATCTCTTGAGTTAGATCCAGACAAAGTAACTAACAATATGGATGAAGCTGCCATTCAAGCGGAGCTAATGAAGGGCTTTCAACAGCCAGCAGCAGAAGCAAGCCCAATGGACCCCACAGGAGCAGGGGGTGGTAACATAGGTACAGGACAAGTACCTACACCTCAAGAACAAGGATTTAGTGGAAATGATCAAGGACAAGGAGCACCTCAAGAAGCTCAAGGGGCTGGTGAACAACCAGCAGCAGTGGGACCAGTTCAGTAACTATTTAGATGAAGTAATTGCACAACAGCATCGTGCTATGGAGCAAACAGATAACGACAAGGTTATGTATAGAGCACAAGGTGCTATATATCAACTGCGTAGATTAAAATTACTTAGAGATGAGGTATTAAAATAATGAAAGATCAAATGGAACTTTTTGAAGACGGTGGCCTCAAGGATGAGGGTGGCACAATAGATGAAGTATCTGGAAACGAAGTTCCAATTGGTGGCACTAAAAAGGGTGTACGTGATGACGTATCTGCTATGGTAAGTGAGGGTGAGTTTGTTTTTCCTGAAGATGTAACACGCTACATTGGATTAGATAAACTTATGCAAATGCGACAAGAAGCTAAAATGGGTTTAAAACGTATGGAAGCTATGGGTCAAATGGGCAATGGTGATGAAGCTACTATCCCAGATGATATGCCATTTGGTATGGCTGATCTTGTTATTGTAGCAGGAGATAGTGGTGAAGAACTAGAAATGCAAGAAGGTGGTTTTGTAACACGTCCTACTACAGTTACACGTACCGTACAGCAACCTACATATACACCTGCTCCACAAGAACCCGCAACTACACAAACTTCTACAGTACGTAGACTTACACCTGAGATTGAACGTCCACAAAAAGCAGAAATTAACTTTAAAGAATTAATGGGTGAAGCTAGTATTACGTATGTAGAGTACCGCAATGAAGCCGGTGCTAATATGATGATACCTCATATTGGTGGCGTTCCTGCGTTTCCTATTCCTGAAGGATATACTATCTACTCCGCTAATAATGAAGACTCTGTAGAAAACTCTGATACAGAAGAAGGCGAAGCAATAAGAGAAATAAATGAAGCGTCACGAGGTGACGGTGGCCCCGATAGAGATATTGCGGCTGAAATACAAGCGGAGTTTGATAACGCTCCTGCTCCTATTAATTGGGATACATTAAGTACAGAAGATCTTTTAACAGAGTTGGGAGGCATTACTGGAACAGGCCGTACTATTGCTAACGGTGCTATGCTTTTATTTGGTCCTATTGGTGCGCTAGGATACGCAGCAATGCGTGATCAAGATAAGAAAGCCTATGCTGCAGCGGTTGCTAAACTAAACGCTGGTAACTTAACATCAGAAGAAAGAGCAGAACTAACTGCATACATAGAAACTTTAGGTAAATCTGTAGGCCCAGAAAGTAAAAGTATTTTAGGTAGAATTGTAGATGGCGTTGCAGGAGCTTTTGGGCTATCCGAAACTAAAGCAACAGAAGCAAAAACAAAAGTAGAGCAAGAAGAAGTTGTACCTATAGCTCCTATAGAAACTGCACCTACGCCTGAAGAAACGTTAATGCAACAAACTGTTACGGCAACACCTGAAGAAAGATTAATGCAACAACCAGTTACTGCTGCACCTATGCCTATACAATCTTCTTTGGCGCAGCAGATGCAGTCTATGCAAGACGCTACGCAATTTGATTCTACTCAATATACACCGCCTGTATTACCGACACCTTCACCTATGGCTGCAGGACAGCAAGGTGCACTTGCGTTGACAGGGACGGGTGGTTACGATGAACAACCCATAATGCAAGGCGCTGAAATACTAGGTCAGTTAGAGGCCCCTATTGCATACGGGCAACCTTCTCCTACTGCGGCTAAAGTGGAAATTACCCCTTATGAAGGTTCTGTGGAGCAAACTGCAGGATTAAGCGCAGCAGAGCAAATGCGTAGAATGACAGAAGAAAGACAGCAACAACGTTTACAAGTTATAGATCCTGAGTTTACTGCGGGTCTTACTGCTAAACCTTATACCGATCCTATGTATGGCGAAGTAGGAAGAGGTGTGCAGCCATCTCCTGTACCAGTAGGTCCAACAGGTAGTTACGATGAAGCAGGATTAAATGTCGATCCTCGTAGACAGCAAGGCCCAAAACAGGCTGAAGTATTTCAAGCAAAAGAAGCTCAACGTATTAAGGCTGAACAAGAGCAAGCATTATTAGATACTCAAAATTTATTAGAGCAACAAAAAAGTGCATTTGCTGATGCTGAAAAACGTTTGGCAGAACAAAAGGTAATATCCGCTGCAGATATAGCTACAGCTAATGCTGCTGCAGACGCACGATACAATAGAGATATTGCAAAAATACGTGCAGATCAAACTAAAAAATTAGAAGCCCTTCAAAAGCTTGGAGTAGTAGGTAGAGCAGAAGCTGAACGTATAGCACTAGCAGAAGCTAAAAGAGCAGAAGAAGAAGCTAAAAGAGTTGCAGACGCTGAAAGAAAAAGAATTGCTGACGCCAAAGCTAAAAGTGATGCAGAGGCAGCAAGAAGAGCAGCAGAAGATAAACGTTATAAAGAAACACTTGCCGCAACAGGTACAGCAGAAAGAACAGGTTCTGGTGCTCCTACAACTTCTATTAGACCGAAGGCTAGACCAAAAGCTAAACCTGCAGCTAAGCCTGCAGCTAAGCCCAAGTCACCTGAAAGAAGTAATGATAAATCAACACGGTTAGATTCAAGTAATCCCAACACAAACAAAAACATTACTGCACATTTATCTAATAGAGAAAAAGAATCCTTAAAAGCTAATCCAGAGTTAGCAGATCACTATACAGCTACAGCAAATAGACGTGCTAATGAAGCCGCTGCAGGAGATACTTCTAATACAGATTCCGCTAATGAGGCTTCAGATTCTAGTGATAAAATCGTATGCACTGCCATGAATAACTCATACGGCTTTGGCTCGTACCGTCAAGCTATATGGTTGTCCTACTCTAAAGACCACTTGACAAAAGAACATGAGCTAGGTTATCATACACTGTTCTTACCTTTAGTAGACTTAGGGTACAATAAAAATAATAAATTTGTACGTACCGCACTAGAGCATATTGCACGTCATCGTACTGCTGATCTTAGAGCGTCTATGCAAAATAAAAAACGAGATACTTTAGGGCGTATATACAGATCTATCCTAGAACCCTTAGTATATACCGTGGGTAAGTTTAGAACAATTACAGGAATTTAATATGGAATTTTCACAGTATACCGAACTTGTAGCTAAACGTTTTAACGGCTTACAGGAAGATGATAAAGATGTTATTCGTAGTTTAATGGGTACATCACAAGGCCGTGTACTTGGTAAGGTACTAGGCCCAGAAGTAATGACTGATATTAATTTAGGTAAAGCTAAAAAACCAGTTGTTAAAAAACGTGGACTAGCAACACGTTAAATTGCTAGATACGCTGGCTACTCATCCCCCTACCAACACTAGGCTACGGTGGCCCCAGTTAAGGAAATACAATGTCCGATACAATTATGGCTGAAGAAATGAAGCCCGAAAAGAAAGTTGCATTTGCTAATCGTAAATACAGCAATGAAGAGAAATTAAAGAAAGAAGAAGAAGAGCTAGAACAGCTTATGGCAGAACAAAAGGGTGAAGTTGAAGATACTAATCAACAAGAAGTTGAACCTGCTGGTGCCGAAGAAAAGAGTTTTAAAAAACGTTATGGTGATTTACGCCGACATATGCAAGATAAAGAAAAATCTTGGGAAGACAAGTTTAAGCAACTTGAAAGTCAGTTAAAAGAAGTAACTCAAAAAGAAATTAAACTACCTAAGTCTGATGAAGATATTGAGGCTTGGGCTACACAGTATCCTGATGTAGCAGCTATCGTAGAAACAATTGCGATTAAAAAAGCACGTGAGCAAGCTGCAGGATTAGAAGATCGTGTAAAAGAAATTGATGAGATGAAAGCTGTAGCATCTCGTGAAAAAGCTGAAGTAGAACTTATGCAAGCCCATCCTGATTTTGGTGAAATTCGTGATAGCGATGATTTTCATGAGTGGGCAGATCAACAGCCTAAGTGGGTACAAGATGCTTTATATGAAAATGATGACGATGCACGTTCTGCATCTAGGGCTATTGATTTATATAAAGCTGATAAAAATATTAAAACTAAAAAACCAGCTAACAATAAAGATGCTGCACGATCTGTAAACACACGTAGTGGTGGTAGTAACCCTGATGTTAGCAAGGATGGTATGACGTTCAAAGAGTCTGACGTAAATAGCATGACCACTCACGAGTACGAAAAATACTCTGATCAAATCATGGAAGCCATTCGTTCTGGTAAGTTTATTTATGATATGTCTGGAAATGCACGATAAAAACTATTGACAACATATTTAAATATGATATAACTATATATAATGTGTATTAGAGTAGCCCCACAGTATGGATTACCTACTCTAATGTACTATCTTCCGCAAACAACAATACGCTTTCGGACAACCTAATGTCTCATGGCCCGTTAGACTAAGCATAGGCCAATGCTTACAATAACGCACCCTAGTAGAGTTAGCCTCTGTATAAACGATTGACGGTTTGTATCTGTATCTTAATGCTAAAGGAGAATTAAAATGGCATTTGGAAAGGCTTCAGGCTACACAAACTTACCCAATGGTAACTTCTCGCCTGTAATCTATAGCAAACAGGTGCAACTTGCATTTCGCAAATCTGCAGTCTGTGAAGCTATCACTAACTCCGATTATTTCGGGGAAATCGCTCAAATGGGTGACTCAGTAAAAATTATTAAAGAACCTGAGATTTCGGTAACAGCGTACCTACGTGGTACTACTATCTCAACTCAAGATCTTTCAGATAATGATTTTTCATTGACAATCGACAAAGCCAATTATTTTGCTTTCAAGGTCGATGATATTGAGGAAGCGCACTCCCACGTTAATTTCCAAAGTCTTGCATCTGATCGTGCAGCCTATCGTTTGGCTGATCAGTATGACCAAGATGTACTTGGATATTTGTCAGGCTACAAACAAGCTGCATTACATGCAAATGCAAGTGCAGTAAATGATGTGGTTAATGGTACTAAAGCAAACACTGCTGCTGGTTCAGACGAACTGCTTACAGCTAACAAACTGAAAAAAGGTGACTTCGGCAACATCACTACTACAAGTGCTGCTGATCACTCAATCCCAGTTGCTGCTCGTTTGCCAGGTGCTACTGCACTGCCAACAGCTACTGTTTCACCAGCAATGGTTGTAGCTCGTATGAGCCGTTTGATGGATATTCAAAACGTAGACACTCAAGGTCGTTGGCTGGTAATTGATCCAGTAATGATGGAAGTTCTTCGTGATGAAGATTCACGTTTGTTGAACGCCGACTTCGGTGGTTCTGGTCTTCAGAATGGAATGGTATTAAACAACTTCCACGGTTTCCGTGTGTACGTTTCAAATAACCTTCCTTCAGTTGGTACAGGCGCATCAACAACAGGTACAGCAAACCAAAACACTAACTATGGTGTGATTGTTGGTGGACACGATTCAGCCGTTGCAACTGCAGAGCAGATCAACAAAACTGAAACATATCGTGATCCAGATTCATTCGCTGACATTGTTCGTGGTATGCATCTATACGGTCGCAAAATCTTGCGTCCAGAAGCATTGGTTACAGCTAAGTATAACTTGGCGTAAACTAACTAATACTGAAGGGCTGCTTTCGGGTGGCCCTTTAGTTACATTTAACCTGAAAGCATCTTATGGCATACACGTATCTTGATCTTACAAACGAAGTCATATCTCGTTTTAATGAAGTTACATTATCTTCTGGTGGGTTTTCATCCGCAAGGGGTTTTCAAGTTCAATGTAAAAACGCAATTAATGATGCAATTGATTATATAAATACAAGTGAATACTCATGGCCCTTTAATCATGCTAGTAAAACTGAAACACTTGTAACTGGTACTACACGTTATGCTATAGACACGACAGCTAAACACGTGGACTATGATACATTCAGAGTAATTAAAGATGATTCATTAGGTTGCTCTGGTAGGAGTTTGAAAGAGATTGACTATAAATCTTATTTAAATAAATATGTAGCCCAAGAAAATACCTCAGAAGTAGGTGGTGTACCTTTATATGTATTTAGAACTCCAGACAATAAATATGGACTATATCCATATCCAGATAAAGCATACGCATTAACATACGAATATTATGCAAATACTACTACACTAACTGAGGCAGGTGATGTACCCACTATTCCTGAACAGTATCGCTCTGTTATCTTAGACGGTGCTACTGCTTATGGTTATCAGTATCGTGGAGAAACTAGCCAGTATCAATTAAACTTTCAGAGATTTGAATCTGGTATAAAACACATGAGAAGTTTACTTGTAAATAGAACTATATACGTTAGATCTACTGTTCTTCAAGGCGCTTCAAAATCAACCAGTACATTTATATAAGGTAGGAATATGGCAGATCAATCTGGTCTTAATCCTTTTGTATTTCCTTTACAAGGTGGTTTAGTTCTTGACCGTTCTACCTTTGCTATGGAACCAGGAATGGCTCTTGAGTTAGAAAACTTTGAACCTGATGTTGGTGGTGGTTACAGAAGAATTAACGGTTACGAAAAGTGGAATACTAATATAGTTCCACAAACAGCTAGTGCTACAGAACCTGTGTTAATGTCTGCATACTTTTCTGGAAACAGTAAAGTAATTGCTGCTAGGGGTGAAAAAGTATTTGAGGCTGCTAGTGGTAGCGGTTCTTGGACACAAATAGATACTGGTAGAAGCAATGCCATACGTTATTCTTTTGACAGATATAACTTAGCCGGTACAGAGCTTATTGTATGGGCTGATGGTGCCAACAATGCTACTAAGTATGATGGTACAACAGTAACTGATCTTAGTGCCACAGGTGCACCAGCTAATCCTAAGTTTGTAAAACATTTTAAAAATGCTTTGTTTTTTGCAGGTATGTCAGCTTCACCAGAAGAAGTTGTGTTTACTGCACCGTACACCGATAACGACTTTAGTGCAGCTAATGGTGCAGGTTCAATACGAGTAGATAGTAAGATCACTGCACTGTTTCCATTCCGTGATGAGCTTTATATTTTTGCAGAAGAACGCATTTATAAACTTATAGGTAATACTATTGCAGACTTTGTGATGCAACCTGTAACAAGAGACATTGGTTGCCTTAACGGTTTTACCGTACAGGAAGTTGCTGGTGAAATAATCTTTTTAGGTAGAGATGGTTTAAGGACTGTTGCTGGTACAGCTAAGATTAATGACGTTGAGCTTGGTACAATTAGTAGACCTATCCAAGAATTATTTGAAGGTGAAACTACAGTTAATGATTTTAACAGTCTAGTTATACCCGATAAAACACAGTATCGTATTTTCTTTTCTAAACCAAATAATCAAACACAGGCACAGACATCTGGAGTTATTGCAGTAAGAAAAGCTCAAGGTTATGAGTTTGCTAAGCTAAAAGGTATTCAACCTGCAAGTACAGATT